AAAATTAAGATTTCATGTGAAACATCGTCAAATTGAGGTATGTTGCGATTTATGAGGATATAATGAACTATGTTAAATACCCCTCGTAGCAACGATGCCTAATTTCATTTTTGATTTTACCTATTCAAAAATCCATTGTTTTCAGGATTCTTGCCTTTCTATTTTTGATTTATGTACCAATTCTGTACCAATTTAATCGGTTATACTATATTTTTGATTATTTTATATTACTTTGAGTGCTTCTGCTACTCTGTCCATTTCTAAGTTCTTTTGCTCGTCTGTCGTGTGAACGTAAAGGTTCATCGTGATACCTATGTTCGAGTGCCCCAGGATTGTCTGCAAGGTTTTGGGTGTCATACCGGCTTCGATACATCTTGTTGCGAACGTATGTCTTAATACGTGCATTGAAAATCTCGGTATCTGCGCTCTGTCACACGCTTTGTATATTCCGGTATCATACGTGCTGTTTTTCACAGGCGCCCCGGTCTTACACAAAAACACTCTGTCTCTCCATTGAATGTCAATAAATTTGAATGAAGCATTTTTAGCTTTCTGCAATTTCAATAGCGATACGGCTTCATCAGTGAGTGGAATTGTCCTATATCCCGATTTGCTCTTAGGTGGGCCCTCTCGCCATTCACCTGTTGAATGTCTGTACTCTAAGCTCCTGACAATTTTGATTGTTTTGGCTTTAAAGTCTACATCTTCCCATTTAAGCCCCACAAGCTCGCCTGTCCTTAGCCCAGTCTGCAAGGCGAATCTGTATTGATACTCATATGATGTGCCTTTGATAGCTTCACAGAATTTTTTCTGATTTTCAATCGTCAATGCTTCTTTCTTTGAGGACTCCTTACCGATGTCGGATTTTACCATGCGGTTGCACGGATTTTTGGGGATAATCTCGCTTTGATATGCATAGTCAAGCATGTTGTATAGCGCTATGCGCGTCTGATATATCGTTGCCGTTCTGTAATCCTCGTCAGCCATATTAGTCATTATCTTTTGACAGTGGAGTGTATTAACCTCTCGCAGTATCTTATTTCCGATAACAGGCTTTATGTTGCGATTGTATCTCTCGGTGTAGTTTCTTAGCGTGTTCGGTCTTACTGTGCGCTTCTTAACGCTTATCCAATAGTCAAACCATGCATCAACCAACATGTCAGACGGAAAGTCGGGGTTGCTGTGCTCATCAGTGTACTGCTCATCGGCAAGCCACTTTTTACACTCTTGTAGTTTTGCAAATAATTTCTGCACTCGCTTTCCATTCCTCGTTGTGTATCTGCCAACATAGTACTTGTCTTTTCTCTGACTAATGCCTCTGCCTAGTTCTTTACCTTTCAAGTCCTTTCCCATATTAAATTTTCGCTCCTTTCACTTATGGAAAAAGCCTTATGCAATTTATTATAATATCACATAAGGCTACATAAGTCCACATTTGATTATATCTCTATCGCCTCTGCGATATACTTTTCAAACTCTTTTCGCTTGATTAATCGTCTCTTTCCGACATACATAACAAATTGGCACCTTGGGTTGTTTGTTATTTCTCGGAGTTTATTTACTCCGATGTTGCTATATTCCGCAGCCTCATCAATCGTCAGCGTTACCTTTTCCCATATTGGCACTTTGTTAATCATTGCCCGACTCCTTTCTATCTTTTCTTTAATGTCTGCCACTCTCCGGGAAGTGGTCGTTTTTGAGATTAATAGTCTCTGTGATACCTCTTCAAGGCTTTTATCAGCAACTAGCAACTTAAAAACTTCCACTTCCTCATCGGTGAAATTGGCATTTTTCATAATCTCTTCAAGTTCCGGCTTAGTAAGTTTTGAAAACTTCATAAGCCTATCTCCTATCCTTCGGTTTTGTTCGCACTGTGTATACAAGTATTTGAGTATCGGCATGAGCTGTTACACGGCCTGTTATCCTCGTACACACATTGTTTTTTAATCGGCTCTATATCACTTATAGTTCTGCTATTCATCTGCTCTCCCATTCCTCGCAACAATCGGTATAATCTGTCCAATCAGCTACATATTCGCTATCTTGGTTACAGCATACCCAACCTTGCGATATATCCTCGTATTGATGATATTTGCAATTTCCACAACATTCATTCATTTTATCATCACTTCCTTTTTGTATTGTTCTGCCATATATTGTCCGTAGCTCATGCCCTTACTCTTAGCAATCTCGCAGATTTCCGCAAGTTTGTTTTTCTTAACAGGCTTTCTTTTAAGTCTTTTCTTCTCTCTGATTTTCCTTAATTCCGTAGCTCTCTGCTGTCTATGTGCTTCGCAACACGTATTTTGGTTAGCTGCGGTCGGTGTAAATATCTTGCTACAGACCACACATTTAATTGGTTTGTAGTGTTTCATTGCCATCTCCTTGCTTGATATTCAGATTTTTAAACATAGCGCACATAACATCTACCACAATCGAGTTGCCGAATTGCTTATATAGTTGTGTATTGCTGTTTACTGCTGCCATTTTGTCAATATCTTCATCAGATACACCCATCAGCCGTCCGCACTCTCTAGGGGTTAGTTTTCTAATACGATATTGCGTGGCAATATGGCTATTCGCATATCCGTGTGTTCCGGCTACGAGATTAGCCGATATGCCGTTATCAGAAATAACTGTGCCACATTGGGAACCGTTGCTTGATATTTGACCGACTTTTTGGATATTATTTTCAAGCAATAAATTATCTTTCTGCACACTCGTTAAGCAATTACTTGTGCCTTGCATATTTACTTCTAATCTCTGCTCCGTTGGATTTCCCGCAGTTCTATCTGACGGATTATCAGGATTTCTGCCACGCATAGCAACTATGCACATATTGTCTTTATGACTGCCTATGCCTTTATAATATCTTGATGTTACTGTACTTGCAGTAGGTGTATTAATGTCGCATATTTCCGCATTATCTAAGCTGTCTAAGTGTCCGTTAGGCATTTTATCTAATTTGCATGGAATTTGCTCTTCAAGAATTTTTGGCTCTTGATTACCGCCTTGCATTGTACTCAATGTTGGACTACACCCCCCCACATCATAAATTCTGTTGGTACTCTCAAATTTTGCTTCAAGAGAGCCTATTACATTTACATCTGCCATTACTTCAATCACTCCGCTACTCGTTTTATTGGCTCTTAGGGTAGGACAAATCCCCCCCCTAAGACCTTTTCGCCACCGAATTTTTCACTTTCAAAAAGCACTATTCCGATAGCATCTGTTAGTTTTTCCATTCAATTACTCCATTACTTCCATAGTTATCAAGGCCTTTATAATCTCTTGCCCTAAGAGTCACGGCTACATCAATCTGTTTGTCTGCCGTCTTTCCCATATCCTTTAACAACCAAGTTTCCATCTGACCGCAAGTTTGATATTCCGCAGTCATATCTTGCCTTGATACAGTTTGCAACTTCTCTCTGCTGTGGCTTATTGATTGTTCCGTCAACGCAAGCCTGTCTGTCTGTCTGTCAAGATTGTGTTGTGGTAATGTACCATTGTCAATAAGCTGTTTTATCAGCTTGTCAGCCTTTTCATTGTTGATGTAATACTTTTCATCTACATTATCCTCAAGATAGTCTTTTAACTTCTTTTTGAGTGGTATAGGCTGTGGGAAATGATAATTGTACTCACCCAGGAACGAAAACATAAAACATCTTTCTCGATTTTGCGCTACACCATAATTTTTAGCATTTAAATCTTGATAGTAATTTGTGTATCCAAGGCTTTCAAGGAAATCTAGCCATTTTCTAAAGTCAGGCATATTATCCTGACTATGTACTTGTGGTACATTCTCCATGAATAAAATCTGTGGCAATTCTCCGTTACTATCTCTGATTTCTGTTAGTATTCTCTCAACTTCCCACAACAGACCACTTCTTGTACCACTGCCCTTAGACATTCCAGCTTGTTTTCCGGCAACTGATAAATCTGTACAGGGGAATGAGTAAGTAAGTAAGTAAGTGAATGCATTTGTGTCGCAGATATTCAAATTTTCTGCATGAACCTTAGTTATATCCATTGTAGGAAAATCTGTGCCATGCACTGCGTTATAGCTTGCTATGGCATACTTATCAAACTCCACAACCTTGTAATGCTCAAATTTAGCGCCTATTCTCTTTAGTGCCATTGCCTGACTTCCGTAGCCGGCGAAAAGTTCTATTAAGCGAATAGGCTTTGTAATGCTAATTGGTTCTCTCGTGAAGTCAAATATAGACATTTGATTATCACAAGAGTAATTGTCAAAATTCATTTTCTCTTACCAAAAGGAAACCTCGGTTTTATGTCGCGACAACCTATTCCTTTCTGATAGATTAATTAATGTTTAATATTTTCACTACACCACTGCTCTTGTATCTCATCATCAGTCTTATCTCGTCCACGGATGTCGTACCATGCAAGCACTACCTCTGTCAGACCAATTATGCCGAATACTATGAGGGTGGTGTATACTACTGTTGTTATGTTGGTCATTCTTCATTACTCCAATCTAACTTTTCATTCCTAATCTCCTACAAACTGTGTTATATCCACAATGCAACTCTTTCGCGATACCTGATATTGTAAATCCTTTTTTGCGTAACTCTATGACTGCCTCTCTTGTAACATCTGCTCTTGAGATAATGTTTTTCATTCTGTTGCCGCATCCCCTCATGTATTCTGTCGGAACATATTGAACAATATTATGTTCTTTTATATGCAATTCGGATTTCATCACTTGTAAATTTGAAATTTCGTTATTTAGTTTATTTCCGTCAATATGATGAACTACGATATTAGGCGGTAAATCATAACCGACCATATATTTACCTAATATTCTATGAACAGAAACTTTATCGTGTTTTATTGAAATTCCAGCGTAGCCACGATACATATAAATTTTATATTGGCTGTTTGGTGTGACATTTCTTCTGTTGCATTCTTCTATAATTGCTTTTTCTAAAACGGAATAATCTACAATGCAACTGCATTCGTTTACAAATTCCATATTTCTACACTTCCTTAAAATCCAATTTTTGACCGCAATTCCAACAAAACATTGTATTCTGCCGTTCGTTCATGTATTTTTCTAAACATGCATTCCCACAAGTAGGACATGCATAAGCATATACTCTTATTAACATACCTCTGTACGAATCGGTTTTTCTCGGTTTCTTTGGTATCTGTTTTTCAAGTGCTGATATTGCAAATCTAATTGCTTCTAAAACGTTGTAATCAGGGTATGGCTTCCATCTTTCTTTTAGATACTCAAAATGCATTCGCAAAAATTCAATTGCTTTTTTCGCTGTCATACTATCCCTCACTTTCTAATAACTCTTTATTGTCAAAAATATTGCCAATAACTTCTGCGTTCCTATCGAAAACCCCAAAATATAAATCTTTATACCATATAAAAACTTCATCACATTTTTTAACTTTCCATTGAGCTTCATCCCAAAGAACAATAACTTTGCCAAGCTTGCATCTGATTATATCCTTCTCCCAAATCAGCTTGCCGTTCTTGCTTCTCAAGCCTGTACATCGGCAGATAGTGGTTGGGTCTACTTTGTACCATCCGCCTGTCTCTCCGCTAGAATAAAACATTGTGTTAGGTTCAAATATTAGATGAACTTCTTTGCCATACATATCTAAACCTTTTACATAATATCCTTGCACCCATTTTCCACCGTTATAGACTCTCTTTGCCTTGAATAAGTATCTATCTTCCATATTCTCTCCTATTCCGCTTCTGATTGGAGCCAATCTAACATGCATTTTTTACATCCATCTTTACCATTCGGATGTGCGCACGTATCATAGTTTCCTTTTTTCCAATTAACCATATGCGGGCAAAGATTGAACTCTGCTAACTCTTCATCCGACATATTCCTTATCCTGTCGGCATTAGTCTGTTTATCACTTTCCACAATTTCAAAATATGTATCAATGTAACCTAATACAATTTTTAAATCGTAAGAACTATATCCGATAGAATAATCGTTTTTACCAACCTGTCTGTACTTCAATTCATAATAAGGCTTATTGTTTAGCATATGTGCGATTATTTCTAAGCTGTTTACCCTAGCCTTATTTATCTTTGCCGTTCTGTTATCGCATCCGCAACAAGGCTCATTATCTCTTGAGTTGCTGTTGTGCTGACAGTTGCAAGTGCTATTAATACTGCCATTCAATTCAGCCAATTTGTTATAATAGTATCTTATATACTCCTTACCATACATATTTACTACCTTTTCAAACTCGTAAACAGCATTGCATTCCGCAAGCTCTTTTATTTGTTTGCTACTACACATTATTCTCCGCCTCTCAATTCTTCCAACTTCTTAAATTAAGTCCGCCACACCTAATACAATAAAACTTTTTATATCCTCTTGCATATTCACACACGTAACCACAATGTCCGCAATATTCTCTTCCGTTACTAACTGATATTTTTTGGGGTTCTGACACGTTTTCCCTCTCGAACAACTCTCCGTGTCTGCATCCTATACAATAATGTTCTTCCTCTTTATGTTTGCAAATATTACAATCAATCATTGCCGCACCTCAATTCTTTCAGTTTTGCTTCGGCTTTTTCTTTTGTGGAAAAATACTTGCAATTTTCCTTGTCAATATCCTCAATCTCGTATATCGCAAGCTCCCTTATAGGTCTTTTCATAACCATTGCATACTTAGGATTGTTTATATCAATAACGAAATACACATCTTTGCAAGGTAATTTAACAAGTCTGTCCTGTTCCTCTAACTGCTGATACTCTTTGGATTTTTCAAGCCATTCAGCTAACTGCTCGCAATCTTCTGCGCTTTTAATGCAAGCGACACGCATAGGATTATTTATATCAAAGAAATCTGCATGATAACGATGCTTTTTAGCTGATTCTTGCGCACGTTCTATAAATTCATCAATATTCATTACTGCTCCTTTCTGGAAGTTTAGCCAGCTTCCACGCTGTTGCATGCCCCTCACTACTCCACGATGTTCTTCCACCATTCCAAGCGAAAACGCTTCCATTCTCATATTTTGCAAAATACCTTTTAAGCCATCTGTGGTCGTTGCTATCGTTTACCAGTATCGGTGTATCAACTGCAACTTTTGACCAGTCAACAGATGGTTCAGCATATTCGCTATTCGCCCACTTTTTCATTTCACTCCTGTCGCACCCCTTGTCTAAAACACAGAACAAGCAATCTTTGCACGGCAATTCTTGACACGTTATTGGTTCTAATGTTGCTTTGTTAACTGCCATCCAGTTACCATTACAAGCAATATCCAAAATCTGTTCCGCAAATTTCTCTCTATTTGTCATTGTTTGATACTCCTTTTCCATAATCCGGCATATGCTTGAATCTTTCATATGCCTTATTGTCTCTGCGTTTTTCCATGTAGGCTTTTTGCCTATCGTCTCTCATCTGCTTTATGTGAGCATTTTGAGTGCTGTCGTTATCCCATGCATAAGTCATTAATCAATCACCTTTATGTACCTTTCATCAACGTAATTAACCTCATCAGCAAGGCATTGTGCCACCTTTGGCAATGTCAGACCGAATTGATTAAATTTATACAGTGTATCAATCAAATCCCTAAATTCTGCGATAAACTCTTTAATTTCCTTAACCGACAATTTAAACATCAATTTAAGTGCCGTACATGCTAAAACCATGTAGCTGTATACCGTGTCATTTAAGAGCTGTCGTGTGTCATTTATCGTAAGCGGATTATTTCTCTGATAAATCCTAATCAACTGTTGCATTGGGATTAAATTAATCTCTTTATGCACATCAATGCCGTATCTGACTTTCAAAAGTTCGGCAAGTGTTTCAGTTTTCATTTCATTTTCGGTCTGTGCCCTTTCAAGGTACTCATTTATGGTTCTTTCAAGCCGTACAATGCGCTTATTGCCAAATCCATGATGTAAATACAGTACATAGTAGCCTAAATCCATAAAGTCTGTGAAAGACCGCCCTACGAGCTTTCTGCGGTTATTGCTGTTTTTCAGCGTAATTTTTTCTGATTTTGTCCATGTAAAATCCGGCTCTTTGTGCTTTTTCTTTGGTTTCAGTTTGTTGCTCATATTTTTTCATTCTTTCTTCAAGTTCTCGTTTTGTCCTGATAAAACAGGCTTCGGTAGTTTCTTCTGTGACTTTTACAATCTCTTTGCCGCACCACCGGATAGTTATTTTCGCTTCCTTGCTATTTGTTCTGTAGAACATTCGCAAGTCATATTTTCTTTGCAGTGGTCGGTAAAAATCGTAAAAATCTTTCAAGGTGTCCATTGTGGACTCCTTTCTTTTATCTTCTGCCGTGCCAAGTTTGCCTTTTCGCAAGTTGCATTCTTAACGTTCTTCTGATAGTGCTTTTCACAAACCTTATATCCGGGTTTTACCGGATTATCGCAGAAAAAACATAGTCCTTGTTCATATCTGCCAGTTCTTTCAGGCATTTTAACGCGTGCTCTTCTCATTGTTTCCCGACAAAATGTGCAAGTAGTATGCCCCGGGTCTGCTTTCCTTTTACGGCAACGCGTGCATATGCCATTTGCCTTGTCTTTTTCGTATCGTGCTTTTCGCCATGCTTTTTGTCGCTCATTGTATTTTTCAACATCAGTAGCACGTTTCTTTGACATGGCTTCGGCTGATTTTGCCCTACACTCAACACAGCTTTTTTCGTCACCATATAGCAAGTTTTTACCACACCTAGGGCAAACACCGACTGCCTGTAATCTTTTATAAAGTTCTCGCCCATATGCTGTACGTTTGCTGTTACATGCCGTACAAACCACACCTTCTCTATCAAGCGGTTTTCCGCAAAGCACGCAAAGATTACTGGCTTTTCGTACTTCATATCTTTGCCTTGAATACTTGTCTTTTATCATTTTTCGCTAGGAGTAAAGCCGGCTTTAATTGTGCGCACAAACCTCTTTACCTCCTATCTTTTCATCTGCTCGATACGTTCCTTAATTTCTTTTGGCATTGGAATGCCTTTAATTGGCTTATTTTGGCTTTTATTATCTTCAAGCGATAATTTTATCGCCTGTTGATTTTTAGAGCCGATTTGAGCCGAATACGAGCTTTTATTGGCACTTTCAATCAATGCCTTTATATCCTTTGGCATTTTTTGATATTCCTTATCTCGATTAACAACCGTCCTGTAGGTTCTCATAAAGTTTGACTGTACTACGTTTTCAATACTCTTGCTGTCCGTCAATGCCCAGTTCCGTAAGTTGTCAGGACTTCCGACAGCTTTTTGTACGAGTGGTGGTAACTTGTTAAATTCTTCAACTGCACCATAGTAGCCATTTCTAAGTGCCCTGCTAACAAGCATCCATGCTTCCATTTCGTTAAGCTCCTGTGGGGATTGAACCTCATGCAGTTTGTTGATTAGCTGTCCGATGCTCGGTGCAAATCCGCTTGTATCGGAATGCACGTAAGTTTTCAATGCCATAGATATTTGACTGTAGCTGTATTCTTCCAACATCATATTCCACACATCTACTGTCTCGGATAAATTGCTCGGCTTGTAATTGGGGTAGCAATCACACATTATGCGAATGATTTTAACTGTCTCGTCTCTTGTCATTTCTCTACCTCATACATTGTCCCAATCAATGGTGCCTTTGTTGGCTGAATGTGGCTCATTGTCCTTTAATACAAACAGCCCTTGCCAACAATGGTCTACTGACTGATTAAGAATTTTAACTGCTAAATCATTATCACCCTTTGAAAGTCTCTCGATAGTGTTCATAGCTCGGTGTAATGCCATTTCAGTGCATATCGGCTTCTTAATCTTTTTCCGCATTGTCAGATATTCCTGAAAAGCACTCTCTAGCATTGCATCATCAGGGTAGTAGACAGTTTTCTTTTTAGATATTGATTTATCAATATCTTTTTCTTTTATATCCTTATCTTTACTATCCTTAACTATACTATTCTTATCTATACTTACCTTACCTATACTATCCTGTGGCAGACAAGTGGCAACCATCTGGCAACCATCTGGCAACCCATTGGCAACCACACGGCAACCATCATCAGAAAATGTGTATGCGCCATTGGATTTTATCTTTAATTTTGCTAATTCTTCCTTAAAATTCGTTGGTGTATACCGGTCTTTTCTCAAAGCGTTTGCCATGCGCCAATGCTTAATTACAATCACACCATTATCAAACTGATATATGTATCTTTTTTCCAATAGTTGTTGTAAATCAGCCACACTTGCGTGAGCTTTGAACATGGAAACTGATACCTGGTTGCAAAATCCGTCATCGTCAGCAGACATAGATAAATGCAAATATAAGGCTTGCGCACTTGATGATAAAGCCATAAAATTATCATCGTCAGTGACTTTTTTTGTGAACATTCTACGTTCTGCCATTTAATTAATCTCCTATTTTCCTCAAGTTCCGGTTGATGTATTTTAATCTTTTTCCTCAAAATTCACGCAAGGAACATCAAGTAAGCAACCACACTTTTCGATTTCTTCCGCTCCCCAATATGTCTTGTATCTGTAAGAGTTTTTACATTTAAAGCAGAAATCCTTGCCGCCATTCAGCTTGTAACTTGTCTTTTCGTACTCTAACTTTTTGCCAAGACTTTCATTTATCCTTTTGAGTTCCTCAACCTTTTTCTGCGATTTCTCAAAATCTTCAATGAGTTTGTTGTATTTCTTCTTACTTAAAATCTTCATTCTGAATCGCCCACTTTCTTATCTCCAATTAGTTCCAATAGTTCCATCGGGATGGATAATAATATTTGAGTATCCATCTTTATAATCGTTGTTTCTCTGCTGCCACATATCTCCTAATGTCAATCTTGCATGTTTTCCCATATAGTCAAATGTTGCATATACAAAGAAATCACCAATCCTAAAGGTATGGATATCAATATCATCATCATTCTGTAAATCATTCCATATTTTTACAGGATAATCTTTCTTTTCAAGTCCACTTAAAAATCTGAATGAAAAATTATCGACTTCCATCTGCATGAAATCTTTAATATACTCAATCGTTGGATTTTCAACTACTGTTTGGACTGTGCAATTAGGAAAATCACTAGGGCTTTTATGCACATAATCGTTATATGATAAGTTGATATGTGCTAATCCGTTAAGTTGTTTTGAATATCCAGTAGTATTGATTGAACAAAACACATTATTGCTATGCTTTTTGTATGTATCAATAAATTCTGAAACATGGTTAGGATATAGCCCCGGCTCTCCGCCTGTAATTGTGAGCCTTGCATATGGATGTTCCGACAATATCTTTTTTAACGACTCAATCTGTGCCTTAAAATTATTATCGCCTTGCATAGGGTTCTGCCTTTCCAGGCAGAACGGACAGTTATAAGGACATTCCTGTGTTAATATCAACTGTACATTTATTCGATAATATAGAGGCCTACCAAGAGATGTTTTATCTGCCCTATTCGCAAGCCTGTACTGTAAATCGTTTTGCATTTCAGCTCTTATATCATCATAAGAGTTAAAATGTGGTATTTCGTGTAGCTTACTACTCATTTCCCTCACCCACTTTCAATAAATCCATAAACTTCTCATACTGCTTCTGCGATACCTTAAATCCTGTTTTTGTTAGTGAAAATCCTATTTCTGGTGGAATATGCCCCACAACTTGACCTTCATTTACTTCACTTGGTTTTATATACTTCTTGCCAATTACGCTTTTCTCTACAAGTCCTAATCCAACAAGTTTTCTAATTGATTTTCTAACCTCATAAGTAGAAATATTGAGCCTGTTGGAAATTTCAACTGTCGATACAACAATTGAGTTTTTTGAATATGAACTAATCCCCTTTCCTTTTTCAATTTCAAACATAGTGTCTAATATCGCCATTTCTTGAGTACCTACGCTTTTAATTGCAGCATCGGTTTCGTTGACATATTGCCATTTGGCCCCACCAGCATGACTGTAATTACCTTTGCAACACTCTCTTATATTATTCGCCTTTATTCCTGTTTTTCTTTCTGCTTCATAACTATTTTGATAGACAATATTTGTATTCACACATATAACAGGCTTTTGATTATATGCATTGTTTCTTGTCTTTAGTGCCCTCCTATCGGTTGCAGTTCCGTAATTCACATTGTATTTACATGTGCACCATTCAAGATTATTAACATTGTTATTGCTTGGATTTTCGTCTTTGTGATTTACTTGAGGCAAATTATCGGGGTTGGGTATAAATGCCTCTGCAACCAATCTGTGTACGGCAACAGTCTTGTGCTTCTTGTTTTTATAAAGAACAACCTGCTTATAAGGCATTCCGGAAGTTTTCTTATTTCCTTGTTTCAATATTTTCCCTTTAAAATGATACAAAGAATCATCACTAAAAGCCGTTTTTCCAATAGTTGTCCGATCAACACTTCTGACTCGACCGAAACTTGATACCTCATAAAGGTTTTCATATCCGACAACGCTTTTCCAAATCTCATTCATTTCCAGAATCTCCTTTGCAATAATTTAAAAACTCCAAAAATTTATTCAGTGCTTTTTCTTGGTTTTTGTTAGGAGGTTCGGATTTAGTCTTATAGTCAAGGTGCAATTCAAATAAATGCGCAACTTCTTTTGAGGCTTTTTTATATCCTTGCTGTACGCCCTGCATATAGCCTTTAGGCGCTTTTCTTTCTCCTATTGAACCACTAGCTCGATTTTCTCCTTGACCGCCTAAACTGACATTTCTAAGCTGATAGCCTTTATCAGCATATAGCTTGATGTAGTATTTTTCTTTCTCGTCAAGCTGACTTTCGGGGAAATTCAGAAATTCAACTCGCCAACCATAAGGATTTTTCTCTTTGTCGTACAGCTTGTGTTTACGTAAGCTAAGGTCTATGTGCTGTTCGTAACCTACAAGGTGGCTTGCTAATCTGCTAAGTGTATGTACTGCCTGTCCGACATACGCATACTTAAATCCGTTTTCATCTTCTCGGAGTAGGAAGTAAATCCCACTCCTGTCATTCAGCTTTGGATTCAGCTTCAATAGTCGCTTTTTATTCTCCTGTTCTATCGCCTTGGCTCTTGCTATGTTCTGATAATTCAATGTTTCCACCTCTCTTTACAATATCAATTGCCGTCTGCATAGCAACCTCATTTATAGCGTTTTGAATTTCGAGTTTAATTCTCTTTTCGATATATGCTTCCGAATCTCGCAATATTAGTATCATCTGACCAATACCCGAATGTATCATTATCGCCATAAGCTTTGACGCTTACTGTAGCTCCGTCCATACCATCAACAATAAAATCATCTGTGTAATTAGTGCTGTAAAACGCCGTGTAGGTTGTATCGTATTCTTTCCACGTTCCATCGGCTTTTGTAATTCTTACTTTGTAAGACGTTGCATTTTCAACTTTCGTCCACTTGACTACTACGTGACTGTAGTTAAAATACCTTGATGCACTCTTGTAATACGATGCATACTCCACCACAGGAGTATCGAGGATGCATTTCTCAAGCCAATTTTTTACATAGTTGTCGATTGCATCTTTTAAAGCACCATCAGGCTCAAAATTGATATCTGGAATCTCTATGGATGGCGGATTAAGTGGTGGTGTACATGCCGACACCGGCACCGCATTAAAACCCCCCATTGCAATCACACAAGCCATCGCCATTATTGCTTTTTTTATTTTTCTACACATTGTTTTATCCTCCTTTAGTTTATCCACGTAAATCAATCTCATTCTTATCACGCTCCAATAATATACATTCAGTTTCAAAGAGTTTTTCAGATATATCTTTTGAATTAACTCTTCTCTCAAATTCTTTGATAAAATCTCTGTATGCTTCTTCTCTCACTTTTTGGTCATGCTCGGTACAATCAAGCTCATCGAATGAGATATTGATTTTTCTGATAATACTGTAACTTGATTTATCAGAATTGATATTCAAGTATCTTTCAGTGCATATTGGCATAATGCCATTTTTCTGTAGCAGTTCTGTAATCTGAAATACAAACGCTCTTACAACTGCAATATCTTTTTGCTCCGCCATATCCTTTGCAATATTTGCAAATATTTTATTTGTATAATTCATTGTTTTTCCTTTCTAGGACAGCCGTTATTGACTGTCCTGCAATCAGCCAACTCTTAGTTAAATGGTAATTCCTCGTCAATACCATCAGGAATTGACATAAAGCCATCATCGGGTTTTGGCTGCGGTTCTGCACTGCTGCCACTTGAATTTTTACTGTCGCAAAATTCCAGCTTAGATATGTTGCAATCGTTAGTGTAGACTGTGTTTCCGTCTTTGTTCTTGTAACTGCCTGTAGTCCACTCACCGATAACTGCAATCTTCGAACCCTTAAATACGTGCTTTTCTACTGTTTCAGCAATCTTGCCAAAAGCCACGCAGTTAATGAAATTTGCCTTATCACCTTTCTTTTTAAAATTTTTGTCAACGGCAAGTGTAAATCTTGCTATTGCCATTGCATTTTCACCCTGTGTATATCTAATATCCGGGTCCCTAGTTAGTCTGCCGATTAATGTTACAATGTTCATTATTTTTCCTCACTTTCTTCTGGTTTCACTTCCGATTGAAGCCATTCAAGTATTGTTGGCGCTTTTGCTCGACATTCTCTACAAGAAATTTTACCTTGCCCGCAGTCTTTATTTGCATATCCTATAATATCTGCAAAACAAGTGGCTTCCATTTTATGTATAAACTCCGCCAACTCTTTATCCGACATATTCCTTATCCTGTCGGCATTAGTCGTTGTGAATTTAAATGAAGTAATCTCCATCGTTACATCCGCAACAAGCCCATCTCCATAACCATCTAGCTTTACGGATTCAATACCACCGGCAAAATTGCCATTTAGAGATAAATTCAACATTCTTGGTTTTCCTGTAGCACCACCATATCTATTTCCTTCTGTATCAAGAATTTTTATTAAATCATCAACTGTTACAATTTTCACTTCTCAGTTCTCCTTTCTAAAATGGGCACTCATTAGGGTTTTTCAAATCCCAACTTTTCCTCGCAACCGCAACATCTACATTTGCCCCACAAGCAACTTTCTTCATCTTCTCGATGAAACTATCTCTATCAGAATTTTCACTCGATAAATGGCACATTATGACGTTCTGCAAGCTGTCTGAATAATTTGCTTTAACAAAATCACAAGCCGTGTCAATGGATAAGTGACCTCTGAAAACGTGATTAGCTTTGCCTGTGTTGTCCCTATCAACTAAATCTTTGTCATAATTCACACCTAAGAGAATGTGGTTTATGCCTTTAAATCTCCATTTGACAACCTCACAATCGGTTATGTAAAGCATTCTTCCCATTTCCGGGTGAGTAATCAGAAAGCCGAATATCGGACAAGGTGTTCCGTCTGCATTGGTATGTGTCCAATTTCCGTCTATTGTCGTTAAATCAAAAGGCTTTACTGTAAATCCGCCCATATTCATTGACATATAATCAATCTTTAAATATGGTGCATAAATCGGTATTCCCATTGATTTAAAATCGTTTAATGACCTTGAATGGTCGTCAATAATGCTCGTGTGAAATAAGGCAACCTACTATATTTTTTACATTCCAATCACACATCTTTTTTATGTCTTTAATCCCCATTCCCACATCAAGAATAAGTGTTTCGTTTTGCGACATAAGAGCGTAAGAATTTCCTTTACTTCCAGTTCCGCAACATTTCAATTTGAGCATCACATCACCTCACTTTCATCTGCAAGTTTCCAAATATATCCGCCCTCTGTCTTTTTAAAACTCTTTACTCTTCCGTAATTGGAAATCTGGTATTGCCCCTCAAAGCCTTTTATCCACTTCCATTCTTCATCCATACTCACACCTCGATTTCATCATCCTGTGGGAACTGAAAAACAATATTTCTATGGTAAATTCCATGCGTAAATTCTATGGCTTCATTTATCCATGCTTCTCTCAGCATTTCCATAGTCTTAATTGCCTTTTCTTTGCTTGAATATTCAGCCATCATTGTGCCATTCGGCGATGATAAATTGTGGCAATAAATGCATGCCACTTCTACATCTTTGCATTTTCCACTTACAATAGATAGTGAAAAATAATCATATGGAATATCTATTGTTCCATCCTGTGAAATCACTCTCATGTTAATCCTCCTCACTCTGCATGAACGGCGGTAGCTCCTCTGACTGCTTGTCGGCTGTGTCGGTCGGCTCTACATCAATTATGTTGTCCTCGTCAAAATCTACTGTGTTTGCGTTCTGCTCAATATCATTTTCAGCTAACTTCTGCGGGTCGGTTTCAATCTCCATTCCGCTTAAGAATGTGTTCTGCTGTGTCGGATTCTCAAAGTCTAACTCAATGTGTTTGCAAAGCCTGTGAAGTACAGTTTTCTTATACATCTCACCTGTGAAATTCTTCCAAGCTGGGCTATTGCTTGCCTTACTTGACTTTCTTGTGTTTTCAAGGTCTGCAAGGCTCATTGTGTCATACTGCATACCACCATCAGCGTATAAACAAACGGCAAACGCACCGATTATTTTTCCGTCATTAAATGGCAATGGCTTAAAATCAAAAGTCTGTTCTCCACTTACAATCTTTTCCTCGAAGCTATCTCCAGCACGAACTAACTTTGCGTAAATGTCCTTAATCGGTCTGATAGAATACTTCTTTGCCAATTTCTTAGCACCTCTGTAATCCGTCTGATAGTTAAGCTGATTTCCATAAGGCACCAAGTAACACTCCTTTGAGTAGAAATCTAAGCCAAGATAAGCACCTTTTAAAAGTCCGGCTGTAAGCTGTGATTGACTGTATTTCTGTAATGCCGGGTTATCGTTGATAAGTGCTAATGCATTCTGCACGAACCTAGCCTTGTTAAAATCCTTTGGTAGTGCTTCTGATACGCTATCAAGCTTATCTGTCAGTGCCATGCTAAATGTTTTCTTTTCCGCAACTGCTGTATTCTCTGCCATAATTAATCCTCCTAAATCTCATTGAAAACCTGAACCGCAAACAGTTCATTAGGTGTCTGCTTGAATAAAACTCCGTCAGATATGACTGTATACATATATCCGTCATACTTAAGCTCTACAGTATGTTTCTTACCGCCCATGTAATAATTTCTTTTCTTAATACTCATGTTGAACCTCCTATAATCCAAGTAACTTTTTAATCACTTCTCTTATTCTCTCGGTTTCGCCACTCAACTGCTTCTCGCTTTTATCAGCAAGTCTAATCACTATTTTGTACTCTTCCTCTGAAACTGTCTCTTTAAGCGCACGTAAAACAGTAACCGCCTCTGCCATAACATGGCTTTTTATGCCTCTAAATGTAACTTCTCCGTCTTCTGCTTTAATCATTCCTATTCCTCGCTTTCATTTATTATTTTTAATTCAGCTTTGAGTTTTTCAACTTCTTCCAGCTTGTCTGCAATTCTTCTTTCCGCCCTGTTTCGGAATGCCTCTTTTGCATATTCAAAGTTAGGTTCTGTAAGAAACATGCAATTAAAGTTAGTTATTCGCCCAACATCATCTTTCTTTGCCGTACTAAGGTAGTTTGGAAAAACGCTATCAACAACCTTGTATGTCTTGGGTTTCTCTTCCGCTTCGCATTCCTTAACGCATAAGCCTTTAGGGTTACTACCATAAGTATCTAAATTGTAAAAGTATAATTTCATATCACACCGCCTCAATCACAAGCTCTTTGTCCTGTGTATGTTTCAACATAATCAACTGGTTATCAATCTGCGGTATTCTCCAATCGTCAACGCTCTCTGTATCATCAATAATAATTGGAAAATTAACGCTTGCCACTTTCTGAAAAGCCCGGCATATGTCAACTTCTGTCAGCATTCTTGCCCCATGATTAAGATTTCTTGCATATGCTTCACCATTGTAAACAAAGTCGCAGCACTCCTCGGTATCACCATTTAAGAGTGGTCTAAACAGCTTTGCTGTGGCAAAATTCAGATACTTATTAACATCGGCCTGTAAAAGCTCGTTTTTCTTTCGAGTAAACTCTTTCAGCAAATCAAGCTTTCTTTCCCAATCAGCAATTTCTTGATTGAGGTCTTTTCTCTTATCTTCAAGGTCGGCTATGCTATCGTCTATACGCTTGTTATTTGCCACACCAAGCTCAATCTTTGTATCAACCGATGAAACTTGCCTTAACAGTTCGTTTCGCTCGTTTTTGAGCTTTCTGATAAGTTCTGATATATCGTTTTCATCTGCAAGAGCCTTCTCTTTCTCCTCGATTTTAGCTTTAAGCGCCTGATACTCACTGTTACCTGTCATATCAACATCAGTAGGTACCATTCCAAGCTCTTTAGCGATGCTATCACGTTCAAACTCGTTAGCAACAGTATCACGCTTTTCTGTCAGCTCCTTGAGTTCTGCTTCAAGGTCAGCTATTTCTTTCTTCTTGTCCTCAATAGCCTGTTTAAGCTCCTTGCTATCACTTGATAGCGCATTGCCCTTATCTTCAAGTTCTTTAAGGTTCTTTGCTTTTCGCTCGTCAAATTCGGCTCTCATGCTCTCTATCTTATCTTCCGGCAATCTCTGACCGCACATCGGGCAATTAACACTGCTTTCATCAAAGGCAAGCTCCTTTGCTTTTTTCCAATCAGCACGTACCTTCTCTAGGTCTCTTGCGCAATCTTCAATCTCTCTTTCAGAGGTTTTAATGCTAGTTTTTCTGGTCCTTATCATTGACTCTGTTTTGTGAATTGAAGCATTGAAACCATCAATCTGTAACTGTAACTCCATGCGCTTTTTCTGATTGTCAGCATTGGCTTTTCTCTCCATGTCAGAAAGCTCAAATTTAAGGTTCATAATGTCCTCTGTAGCTTTCTGCTTGTCCTCTAAAATCTTATTGTAGTCGGACAGCTTATCTTCAATTTCCTTAAGCTGTGGCTCGTAGGTTTTCTTTTGCAATTCAAGCTCTGCAAGGTCTGTATACTCATTGGTGGAATGAATTGTATCAATCCTTGTTGAGATTTCGTCTCTTTCCTTGACAAGCCCTTTTGAGCCATTCCTACCGCCTGTGCCGTTTAGCTTGCCACGACACACTTTTTTGAGCTGGTCAACGTCACCATCGTCAAACATTGGCTTAAGTTCGGCAAACTGTGGAAACATATCGCAGATTTCTTCATCAGTATGTGTTCCAAAATAGCTTGCAAGTGCTAATCTCTGCTCTGCCTGTGACTTGTTGAGCAATGTCATGGCATTTAAGCAAAATGGTAATACTCCAAGCTCCGCCATGTTGTCATTGATGTACTGATTGTAGTCTGCCATTTTATACGGCACATCATTGATTGAATAATCAGTAACACTTCCTGTAATCTCACCCTTTTTATTGCGTTTCTGCCTCGTAACCTTTTTCAAAGTCTTTTCTTTTCCGTCAATCTCAAAGGTGACAGCCCTCACAATATCAACATCGTCAATCTCGGCTCCGCTTTCATCATGCGGTCTTATGCCTGTAATCTCTCTGTCATTCTCATCGTGACAATTCAGCACATCAAGAATAATTCTCTTAACTGTCGATTTGCCGACTTCATTCTGACCGGATAACACAGTTTTCATTGAAAAATCTGTGTCTAATGTGTTTTTGCCATAGAATTTACAAAAATTCTGCGCAAAAATGTGTGTAATCTTCATTGCGTTTCCTCTCTTTCTATTTGTTTATGGTTTTTAGAATCAAATTTCCGTGTAGGCTTGATTTTTTAACAACTCTCAGGTATGAGTCTGACTCCGATACAAAAAGCCACTCACTAGCCACATAATGAGCCTTGTTGAGCAATAACTTCTGCTCTCTTGTTAATGGCTTTAATCGGTATCTCGTATCGCCTAGTCTAATTCGTCTTACACTGTTGCTCATTTAGCTTCTCCATTTCTTTATCTAATAACGCTTGAAAGTCAAATGATTTGTTTTTGTGCCGTTTAGCTCGATATAATTCTTGTAGGTAATCGTTAGCACTCTGACGTTTCAATTGGCTACCAATCGCAGTAGATGTCAAGATTTCCATTTCCGCTCCCCTCATCATATACAATCCCTTGTATGCCTATTGGAGTATTGACTACAGTTCCGTGTGGTAAATCATCACTTGCAATTACTACATACTCGTTTTCATCAACTACTAATCCATACTCATTCAGATGTCTACCCGGAATATTAAGTCCGCCTCCAGGTAACACTCTCTGCGAGTACCACGTATAAGTGTAATCGCCATATCTGACTCGCCCTAGTTTCTTAAACCGGCTACAACTGTACTTCTTACGGCAAGTTGGAACTGTTGGCTCCTCATAGGTCTGCTCAACTACAACCGGCTCATTCTGAACTACTGTCGGCTCAATCTTCCCTAGCATTACATCATTTAAATAGGAAGTAACACCGGCTGTCAGTTCAATTTTGCTATCTGCTTTCACTACTATTGGCTTTAAGGTCATAGTTCCAATTATTAAAGTCGATAACATCAATATTCTTTTTCTTCTCATGCGGTTTGCCCTCCTCTATGAGACATGTCGCAATCAATATCAGCCAAAATACTGTTACGATTGCTCCAACGATAATACTCGCTGTCTTAATTCCGTATGCCACCGATAATCCAAGGAAAAATACAAAAGCTAATGCTCCGAAAATCGAATAGCCACAGCCTGTATAGAATTTCTGCTTTAAAGTTCTTTTTCTCATACAATCACCTCACTATGCAAAACTCTGTTGAGCGTTTGCGTCTTGAATAAGCTCATCAAGATACTTAGGCACGACATAGCAATCAATAAACTCATGCACATCGTCTATGTACTTTCTCTTGATACTCTTGTAAGTAGATACGCAACCATACTCACGTTTTAACTGTGTCCATATATCAGAGAATGTCTTATGCCTGATACTGTTATCCCTGTATGCTTCGCTCTGCTTGCCACCAAGAATATTTACAACTCTGCGCTTAACATGCTGTTGTATCTCGTCAATATCGCAACTATAGAGTGGTACATTTTCCTTAAGCTCGCTCACATCATCTTTGATGTCGTTTACTTTCTGCTCTAATTCTGTATAGCCCTGTGCCAAAAGCTGTATCTGACCGCCTGTTGTCTTTGGCATACCATAACTGCCTGTTTTTCTGATTGACGGAAGTACCTCGTCCATTACCCATCGCTCAAATTCCTCTGCGCTAGGCAATTTTGATTTCATAATAAGTCGGTAAATATCACCCTCTGTTATGAATAAAACATCTTGATTTCCACTATTGGTAGGGATGTTCCATTTTAGAACCCCCTTGCAATGAGTTTGTACTGCCTTATGAGGTATTGCATATCCCAACGCTTTTGCAACATCACTTCCGGCAAAATATGTCTTATCGTCTTTAGTGATAGTTCTAATTTCTCCGAATTTTTCATTGTTGAAAATTTGTAAATCGTTCATGTTTTCTCCTTTCTACTCAATAAAATAAGAAACTTCTACGCCAAAATAATTAGCAATCTTAATTAACTTGTCTGTTTTTGGCATTGATTTTCCCGACTTCCAATCCGAAAAAGTACTTCGTGCCATTCCGAGTTCCTCCGACAGTTTGTAAAACGAAACGTTTCTAGCTTTTATGAGCGTATCAAGTTTTTTAAAACTCGCCTGTCGTTTTTTCTTATTCAATTTCCCATCTCCTTTCTTGACAATAGTTATGAAATCTGTCACTATAAAAAGTGCCATATTAGGCAACGGCTGTTGGTGGTAGTACGCTAACAGCTTTTGTTTTTTTAGTTCAAAAATCCTAACTATGTCTTGATAAAAATTAGAAAATCGTGTATACTATGAATTGTCCAGAAACATAATATTATTTTCTCAATTTTATTTTTTATTGAGTTGAGATTTCCTAACTTCTTTTTTTATTCTACATTAGGAAGTCTTATTTGTCAACCCCAAATGTTGAGAAATCACAACTTTTTTTAAAGGAGATTTTCTATGTACGAAAGATATTGTAAATTAAGAGACTTAAAAGGGTTAAATGATTCAGAAGTGGCTAAATATGGCGGTTTCCCTAAAAGTACTTTTTCGGATTGGAAAAAAGGAAAAAGCTGTCCAAAATTGTTTAAGTTGGTAAAAATTGCAGAATGTCTTGATTGTTCACTTGATTATTTAGTTACCGGAAAAGAGCACCATTCAGTTGTCGAGGAGGCAACAAAAGACTTGGCTCTGTCGAAAATGGATAGTAGAATTAAAGACTACGCGTTGAAATTATCTAAATTGTCGGATAAAGAGCAAGAAAATATTATGAATTTAATAGATATGATGTATGAAAATACTCAAAATAAATTAAATTAATAAGAAAGGTGGTATTTTATTATGAGTAAAACTGTTAAATGTCCTAAATGGGGTTGTGATGGTGTTGGCATACCTGTTGATACCAAGAAAAAATTCTCATTCGGTAAAGCGCTTGTTGGCAACACAGTAGGTGGTCTCTTCGGACCTGTCGGTGCCGTTGTCGGTGCTGCTACCGGAATTAAAGGCAAAAACGGCAAAACAAAGTTTGTGTGTTCAAAGTGCGGTAACGTTTGGGAAAAGAAAATATAACCACAAGGCAGAGTTTTTACTCTGCCTCTATTTTTCCTTTAATAAATATGTACAAGTACAGTAACAGGTCTTTATCTTCCAAGCCCTCAATCATTTTAATTATTTCTTCTTTATATTCCATACAATGCCACCTCCGATACATCAATTATAGAACATTTGTTCTTAAACGTCAATATTAGGACGGCAGAAAAATCCACCGCCCTACCGAAACTTGAAGAGTTCTCTTGGTTGAGAACATCATTACTGTAGCACTTTAAAGTGTTTTATTTTGTCGAATATTGACAACATGGACTGTAAAGAATAGATATATTACTACATAATTAATTCCCCCAATAAAATATTACATATTGAACTCTACAACTCATATTCCCTTGTACTATATCTTTAAAAACTACATACCAACTATTATTTAACATAGTTACACCTTCTAAGTGAGAAGGAAAAGCCTTTCCGTCACCATTACTTATTAATATAGCAATATTATTAACAGAGAGACTTTCTAACTCAAACATGTTTTTGACTTGTTCTAAGGTAAATAACATAAATGAATTTTCACCCTTTGTCGCTGTTCTTACTGCGGTGCCAACTTTAATTTTTATACTATTTAATTTATTAAAATCTGTCTTTAAATTACCTAAACTCTGGTTTAATTCATCATATTTGTCATTCAAAATCTTGCCTTGGCTCGCGTCCAATGCACTGCCAGTGGTAGTAGTCGTGAGATTGTTCGCTAAATCTTTAAAAGCAAAGCTTTTCAAATCAGCGAACCACTTCTTAATTTTCCTGAAGCCGGTCGACACTTTTTCGCCAGAAACAAGATTTGCTCTAGTTGTTGCATCGGCAAAAGTAACTGTTGTATCGCTTATATTTCCATCTTCTGCAACCGCTCCGATATTGGTAGGGGTTATGTTTACATTTCCTCTGCGATAATAAGCTTCTTTTGCGCCTTTTACTCCTGTTACCGGTGTGCCGGCAAGCACATCCCAATATCTGTCGATTGTCAGATATACATTACTGCCGGCGGGGATTATATTACCAGCCCCCTCTTTAAAATCTGTGGTCGTAGTAAATTGGTCGGCTATATTGTACATATCACCGGAAGTAGCATTCGCTGTGTTCGGTAAGTCGGCAAAGTTAATTGTTCCAAGAGGCCTTAATGCTCCACTTAAGCTCTCAGATATTTCTTTGGCTTGTTCTGCGTACTTTTGCGCTTCCGACTCGCTCTTAGCAGAGCTAGTCTCGCTTGTCTTAGCATTAGTTTCAGAAGCCTTGGCTTTTATTTCGCTTTCTTTAGCATTGCTTGCAGAATTAGCTGATTCTTGAGCTTTGTTTGTGGCAAGTTCTGCTGATTTTTGAGCTTGTGATACGGATTGAGCCATGCCGTCAAGATAGTTCTGAATAAGTCTTTGAATTTCAGTGTCAAAATCCTCAACAGTTCCCATCCGCTTAACTATTCCTGGCGCGAAACACATCCATATCTGCTGTTTTTTCGTATCGGAGTCGGTCGATACCGCCCATTCTCCAGCTTTCATTTTTAAGGGGTCAAACTCCGCGTATGCCCCTCGCCTCATTTGAATTGCCATAAGCTACACCTCGCTTTCATCAATGCCTAATTTCTGACACAATCTTGAAAACTTATCTTCCAGTTCATCTATGCGTTTTTGCATTTTATCAATCTTCTGCTCGTCTCCGGCAAGTCTTAAGATTAGGAATTGCTCATAGTTCATGCCATAGTACAGTGTATCATCATCCGATGTTGCTTTATTTTGGAAAATCATATCAAGATTTTCGTTGACATGTCCTTTATCTTTAAGATTCTCGATTATATCCTGTGCCATTGCTCCAAAATATAACGGTTTGTCTGAATATCCTTGTCTATTAAGATTGTATTGGAATAAATCAACTGAGCCTACTGCATCAATATAATCTTGATTAATTGCTTTAATATTCTTTTTTAAGTGTTTATCTGACGAACTCCATACCCAAGTAGTATCAACTTGGAAACTTAAGGCACTGCCATTCCAACCGCAATGGTATGTATGACCTGTTGCATCACCACACATTGCATATCCTCTATCGACTTCTCTAAATTTATCAGAGCCTATCTCTTGAGCATACATTGTGTGTGCACCTATAGAGCCTGTGGCTCCGTAAAGTGTAATCAAATTCTCATCATTTTTGACAATTCGCAAGACTGCGCCATTCATCCAAAGCTCATAATTGTTTCCCGAATTGTCAGTGGCCGTTAAATCAATCGTTGAATTACTTAAATTTCCGTTCAGTGCAATACTTCCACCGGACATATTAAAATTTGAAGCGGTTACTTTTCCATCGTTGTCAACTGCAAACGCTCCATTTCCAATATCAATTGTTCCGCCAACAATATTCTTGCCGGTAATTGTTGTTCCTGTGATGTCCTCCGCGTCAACTGAACCGGCCTTAACACTAAGTGCATTTACATAGCTTGTAGTCACTGTGTCTTTGGTTATTTGAGTGACTTTAGCAGTAGCTTCAGCCACATTATCCCAAGCAATTTTCACACTGCTATCAAGTGCAATGCCTTTATTATCCAGCGTTACAAGTGTCTTTCCGTTTGCGTCTTTGACATACTGCTTGCCGTTTGTATTATTCTCACCGCCTAAAGTGAGCGTGCCACCATGCGCCCAGTCAAAATTAATGCCAATAGCAGACATAATATTGAAAATAGCGTTTCCGTCTTTATCAATTCCGGCATTCCACGTTTTACCATAGTCACTTGATACAGCCATGCCATTAGCCGTCATTTTCCACTGTATGTTGCTCGAATTAAGGTCGGCTTTATTGTGCATGATGTAAATAATCGAGCCATCCTCTTGCTTCTGTTCAGTCTTAAAAAGCCCGAGCGATTGAGACATTAGCTGTGTCAGCAATTGCATTTGCTTGTCATATACACTTAATTGTGCCTGTGCAACTTTCCTGGCCTGTACGATAGCCTTTGTCTCATTACTAAATTTATCAGCACTATTTCTTGAAGCATTTTCAGCGTCGCACGAAATTTTTGTGCCACTTCCAACTGTAAATGTTCGGTTAGAAATAAAACAGCTATAGGTATTCTGCTTGCGGTCTGTCACAAGTGCTACATCTCCGCTCTCAATCAGTGGGTTTGACAAGAGTGTAGCATCAAGAGGTCTGAACCTCATGCCACCGATTTTTTTGAAGATATAGTTTGCAACTGTCTGTGCCTTGTCTGCCGGAATGAAGGGATTGTCAGAGATTGAGACTACATATCCCTCTTTTCCGGCAAGAGCATTAACATCTTTTGTCTTGTCCTCTTTTGAGGTTACAGTTACCTTTACCCCGGTGATAACAACATCATCAGTCGCAACGTTCAAGTCTTTTTGCGTGTAAATATTGTGGTAATTTCTCGACTCTGTAAATGTTCCGCCATCAGCACTATCTCCACTTGAATAGTCGGTAAAATTTCCACCATCAACACTATCTCCGTCAGAGTATGGTGTAGTTTTTGTGCTAAAAGTTCCGCCATTGTAATTTTGGCTCCCAAACTGGCTCATATCATACCACTCGATAAGCAATTCACCATCGTGACCGCATTTGCCCCATAATCCGCTTAACTGTAAGATGTAAGCTATTACCTGTCCATATGTGAGTTTTTGATTGTCACTTGGTATCTCGTTAATCACGTAATCAGAGTTATCAAATCTCGCCATAGTAAAAGGTACATCACACTTAATACAAGCGTCTCTGACTACCTCATACGCTGTTGTAGGGTAGCTTAAATTGCTGTCATACTCACGATTGAAATTATTAATATTGTCAAGGCAAGTAAGCGTTATGAGTGAGCCATCATAGCTCGTCTCGCTGACTCTATACTCACCGATTTTTAGCTTTTCAGTCGTGCCGTCAGAAAAGCTTTTTGAAATATATGCCGTTACGCTTGCCTTATCAAAATCATACTTACTGTAATCTTCATAAATGTTATTCAGCTTAATTTTCAGTTTTCCGGCAATCAAAGCCCCAATTGTGAAAGTGCCATTGCTCGATGTTGAGTCATTGACCTCAAAGCCGTTCGCCCACAACTCACTATCACTAATAGGGATTTTTTCACCACTTGCCGTAACCATGTCAGCAAAACAATTTACATTTATATCATTATCGAGCATTACTGCCCTTTGCCATTTAGCCGATACGTTAAGCATTAAATCACCGCCTTATACTTCTATGAGGTCGAAACTCAATGTCTCATACCTCTTATTGTTGATAGTCCATATCTTGATAGGTGCGCTTCTATCACCTACATAGAATGTACGTGTTTCATCAGTGCCACTCATAGCGTCAGGATATGTTACTCTGATATATTCGGGGTTTACCATTTGAAGTATCCTTGCTGTCCTAGCTGTGTCTGTACCACTCCACGACAATTTAAGTTGCCGTTTCTGCGCTATTCTATTCTTGTGCATTTGAGCATCCTGTGTTCGCCCACTGTCGCTTGCAGACACATCAATCATGCCCCATTCAAAAGTTGATGGAGTGGGTAATGCCACTCCATCTACTAACATCATTGCCATATTGTTACCTCGTAAAAAGACACCCACGCAAGGGTGAGTGTCTTAGCCAAATTCATTTGCTACAATATATCGTTGTCCGTGCTTTGCCTTGCCTACTTGTGTCATGCGATAGAGCGTTTCACTGTCGCACTTAAACACATTTTCAATGACAGGTGCAGAGTTTCCGCCGGCATTATAGTTCATCATTACTTGTGCCATTCCTTCCATGACAGCCTGTTTAATTCCCTCGGTGATTTGTTGGTTGTTTGCAACTACGTTTTTGCCGTTTGAGAATTTACCGACTAACTCATTGTGATTAATGAAAGCCATGCCGTCCTCTCCCCTTGGGAAAATTCCACCACTAGCAAGCCTTGGAATATGTACTTTCGGAACTAACGATACTCCGTTCCAATTTGCACCAGCCACCTTAGCAGCCATAGAAACAACTTTGTTAAATCCTCTTAATAAAGAATTAATTCCACTGACAACAAAATTAACCCCATTCTCTATTTTTGATATAACGTAGTTCATAGCCCCTGTGACACCGCCTCTTATTGAACTCCACACATAATTAAACGCGTTTGTAATTCCGTTTTTCATAATATTAAAGCAGTTCGTGATAGGCGAAATAACATTGCCATTAAACCAACCCGCCACGCTTTGCCAAGTAGATATAACAAAGTTCTTTGCTACGCTAAGTGCCGATGTTATGCCAGCTTTCAACATATTAAAAAAGTTTGAAATCGGTTGTATTACTGTACCGCTAAACCAACTTGCCACCCCTTGCCATGTTGAAAATACAAAATCTTTTGCTGTCTGTATCGTTGTCTGTATAAGCGTTTTTAAAAAATTAAACAGATTTGAAATTGGAGTAATTACATTATTATTAAACCAGCTTGAAGCTACTATCCAAATTGCTTGAATTATTATCCAAACACCTTGAAAAATCTGTTGTGCTCGTGTAGCAAAGCCTTTAAAAAAGCCAACTATCGGCTCAATTACTGTGGAACTAAACCATTTCGAAGCTCCTTGCCACACAGTTACTATGTCTTTCCATAAAGAACCGAAAAAGCCACTTATGGTTTTCCACATATCTTTAAAAAATGAAACTACAGGCTCAATGACATTTTCATTGAACCAATCGCCAACCGTTGAAAATAGTTCACAAATTGCGTTCCAATTATCTTTTACTAAAACAACGATTGTTGATACTGCCGCCACTATTGCTCCAACAATTACCGCCGGCAATGCTGCCACACCAGCTAATATTGCTCCGATTGTGGCTAATGCAACACCTATTACCATTAGAATTTCATTTATCCAACTAAATCCGTCTTTTAACATTTTGACAAAATTTACAATAGATAAAATTGTTCCGGCTATTGCCGAAAAAGCAGAACCAATTGTTGCTAATAGGTCTACTGCCCCTGTTCCGAATGCGGCTGTTATTGCATCACCCAAGCTTAAGCCACTAAATAATCCCTCTATGAGCAATCCAAGATTAGTTGACAATGAGGCGAAAATCGTTTTAAATGCTTGCATTATTGCCGTTCCAATGCCGGCTCCTTCTACAAGCTCAAATCCAATTTTTGAAGCTATTGCCTGTGCTATCGCTTTTGATAATGATTTTCCAATAAAAGCGAGTGCCACTGAACCTAATTTTAGCGAAATTATCTTTTTTATCAGCAATGTGCCAACTATTATCTCAACAGTTTTGATGTCCAAATTGCTTAAAAAGTCCGTAATTCCTTTTAGTACGTCTTTCCACGACACATTTTTAATTGCCGTGGTTAGCATGGTGTATATTCCTTGTACCCATGCGTTAATAGTTTTTGCTAGTAACGCAAAATCAAAATTCTCAAAAAATCCATTAATGCCGTTAGCAATCGACAAGCCAAAATTAGTCCAGTCGAATGTTGTACCGAATGAATTGAGAAAATGCAAAGCTGTGTTTAGTGAACCGGCTATTGTTGCACCCAAATCATAAAAGAGTCTTGGGCTGATTAAGCCGTTAAGAAAGTCTGCAAGTCCTTTTCCGAAATTGTCAGCTTTCTGATAAATCTTCTTCCAATCAATGCTCTCCATAGCACTCGCAAGAGCGTCACCGATGTACTTTCCGAGTGAGTATAAATCCTTGATTGATGATTTGTATTTTTCGAGCAATCCATCGGTCTTTTTCAGCGAGCTATCAACACCACCTCCAGCTCCACCGCCACCGGAACCGCCACTGCCCGAACCGCCACCACTGCCACTATCGCTGTTATCGTCAAGTGCGTGTATCTCATCTATGCTAAGCAGTGTCTTTTTCAGTTTTTGAGCTTTCTTATTCGACTTATCGGCACTATCACCAATGTCTCCAACTCCGCCAGCTATGTCCTCCATGCCATCAACTGTAGCACCGCCACCGCTTATCTCGATAGTCCATCCGAAGATTGCTCCGAGTGCGTCAGCCACAGTTCTTGTGAAGCTAATAACCTTGAGCATTACTTTACTTAAGGCTTGAACAAACGGCTTTAGAGCATTTATTATTACGCTACCTATGATACTTCCCCATGCTTGGAACTCTTGCTTAAGGACTCTTACACTGTTAGCCCAGGTATTTGCGGTCTTGGCAAAATCACCCTGTGCAGCTTGCGTATTAGCCATGACATAGTTGTACCTTAAGAGTACCTTTTCGGCTTGCGTCATGGATTTAATATTTGCGTCAAGACCGTTTTTCATAGCCCACTCCGAAAGTGTGGCTTGTGTTAAATCGAGTCCGTATCTTCTTAATGGTGCAATTGTTCCCGAAAAAATAGATTGTAAGCTCTTTGCAACATCGGCTTGGTCTACATCGTAGAATGAAGCCATATCACCGGCTAACCTTGTAAGATTAAGCGACATATCAGCCATACTGTCTGTGGTCTTGTATAGCGTGTTATTTTGGCTCATAAGAGCTTTATTTGCCACTGCCGTACCATTTGCCACTTGTTCTGATGAAATACCTATAGAGGTACCTAACGCTTGGAAACGGCTTGATATTTGCTTAACTGTCAGCTCCGACATTCCAAAATCTTGAATTGATGTTTTTGTGAAGTCATCAACCTTGCTTGCCATATCGCCAAACGTGGTATCTACTACGTTTTGAACCTCTGTTAATTGGCTTGCTAAATCAACTGCACCGCCTATTTTTCCTACAGCTCGCATAACCAACCAATAAGTTGCGTAAAACTTACCGATAGTTGAAGCTAAGCCCCTAAATCCGCTCCTTGTACTCTTAATTGACTTAGTTGTGTTTGAAAAGCCTGTTACAAGTGACCTACTAGCCGAACCGACTTTTGAGCCTTGTTGCGACAGATTAGCAAGTGCGTTAGTCATTTGAATAATGTTGTTGCTGACTCTCGGTGCGTTAGATAATGTTGTCATTACCTCTTTTAAGGCGCTACCAAGGTTTCTGATGTTATCCGCAGCATAACCGGCTGATTTTGAACCGAGCTTCGAGATTGAAGCTGTTAATTGTGTAATCTCTGCTGATTGCTTTGAGATATTCGCAAAACCCGACAATTCTGTTGCCATGCTCTTTAAGGCACTTGCCGAGCTGACAAGTCTTGCAGTATCAAGGTTGCCAAGCTTTTCCATGTTAGTTGCAATCTTGCTAAAGGTACGAGAGTCGATACTGCTCACACTTCTAAGTGATGTTGCAAGTTGCGACATTCCACTCGCAAAATTGCTTATGCTTGCACCATTGAGGGAATTGAGAGTAGTTCCAAGCTCTTGCAACTTAGCTTGTAAATTGCCTATGGCTCTAGTCACTTGCTGCGCGTCCGACTTGATTTGAAGCTCAATGCTCTCTGCCATTTTCTCACCCCCCTGTATGTAATAAAAAAGAGAGCTACACTAAAGTAGCTCTCATGTATTTAGTCTTTGAGCAGATAGTATGTTGTAATCAATCCAACATAGCCATCTTGCTTAAGTCCTCTATTCTTTTGAAATACCATGACACATTTAGTGAGATAATCCGTCCACTTGCCGTAATCAGTATCAAGTTTGTAAAAATGGTACTTGTCATGCAGAGTTTTTCTCAGCCACTTAATGGCTGTCGGGCAGTTATGTCTCTGACCGCTCCACAAATTGTGATTTTTAGCAAATCTCTGTGAATTAACTCCAAATCTGCCATCCTCTTTAAGCTCATTTGTGTCAAATCCGATGTTCATGGCATGTTGCCATTTTCTTACATCGTCATTATCAAGGTAATATTCCTCATCGCCTTTCCAAGCGTTATTCTTTACCGGAGTTACCGTTGGTGCCGGATTATTCTCTATTCCGTCACCCTTGTCAAGCTCAATATAGAGTAAGTTAGCGTCAGTGCTGTTATTCAGACCGCTACAAGTAAATGCACTAGAATACTGCCAGCCATACAGAGGATGTTGAATAACAGGCTTCTTAGCGCTGTTAGGCTCATCACCGATAGACATTCCTTTAGTTGACGGATAACGTGCTATCCAAAACGGACAATTAATCTGACTTGCGTATGGTGCAATGTACTGATTGTAAAAGCTAAGTCCTGTGTATACACCGAAGTTAAGACCGGCACTCTTAATAACACTCTGATATGCGTTAATTATGTCAATAAATGTCTGTCCGAGTCCTTGTTGGCATTTATCTTCAACATCTAACCAAACAAAGGTTTTCCGTCCGTTAAGTGTCTGAATGACCTTATTTGCGTCTGTCTTTGCTTTCTCTACTGTTGTAGCGTATGAGTAGTTGTAAACGCCTTGTATTGGCATTCCTACATCAGTACAGCCTTTCCAGTTTGCTTCAAAAGTCTTGTCCGGGTTCAGGTCTTTGCGGATTATTTTTAGGATTGCAAATTGCACTCCGGCCCACTTAACCTTACTCCAATCAATATTTCCTTGATATGACGATACGTCAATTCCTTTATATGCCATATTTTCACCTCATTAATCAGGACTTTCAGGCAATCCTGACTGTCTTAATGCGTTAATTCGTTGCTTCATCTCGTAAACGGCAATTTCCTCATTAGACTCTTTGTATTTAGGCTCGTTATCTTTTGAGTATTGCTCATTTAACGACTTCTCAATGTATTTTGCTCTTGCCTTGTTGCCATTCAAGGCCCTGTCAATAGCTGTAAGAGTTGCGCTCAATCCGTATGTGCCCCACCAAGCCCACATGTTGGAGTCGGCTTCTTTTTGCTCAAGCATATAAGCCTTTGAATAAGGCTCTAAATCAGCCGGACAAGACATATCTATGTCCTCAACGCTAAATCCATAGCCTTTAGTTGCTAAAAGCCAATATGGGCGGATTTCGTTACAATACACTTCCCATGTAAGCTCTTTTACTTCTTGATTGGTTTCTTCTTGGCTGTCTGTACCTCTTTCGCCAACATCTTGGATAAAAAACTGTTTTTCTCCATTTCCGCAGACAAGCCATTATAGAGTGATTGTAAATCTCCGCCCTCTTCATTCTCCGGGTCAAGATAATCGTCAAGTAAATCGTATACCTTTACGAGCTGTTTCTCTTTTGCTTCTTTATTGTCAAAATCAAAGCCAAATTCGTCAGCGTGGAATTTCTGTAAGCCTACAAGCAAAAACTCCGGTAAAAACTCAAGCATGTTGTCAATAACTTCAAGCCCCTCACCCTGTTGCTCCATCCCTACGAGTCTTGGGATAATTTTATTCTTAACTACCGGTGCATATCCGAATTTAACTGTGTATTCTTTTCCATTTAATTTAATTTTCATTTTATCTTTCCCTTTCTCCCTAATTTATATAGGGAAAGAGGCAGTTTTAACACTGCCTCAATTACCTTGCTATATTGTTTCTTCAAGTTCGCTGTCAGCCGTGCTATCATCATAGCCAACCGCTACGGCTTTTTCCGATTGGCTCACCCTTTTTTTGTGAGTGTGATTGATGTTGGATAACCTTGGTCATCCTCTGTTACCGCAACATCGTAGTTATCCTCAATCCACTTAGGTACTGTCTGAACTGATACAGTCGCAGTTCCTGTTAAGTGGTCATCGGAAGCCTCGCCTGGGGCGAATGACTCCTGTCCAATAAAAGCACAGATACCCTCTGAACCTTTTCCGTCTGTACCATAAAGAATAATAAAATCGAGCTTCTTGCCCTCGTTAGTTACCATCTCGTCTTTGTACTTCTTCTCGAAAGCTCCCTCAACTTCCATGGAGCCGGCTGAACGTCTGCCCATTTCCTGTGTTTCTACTAAATCTTCAAGAGTTGAAGTATCTACCATGTTCTGTGAACCGAATGGTGAGGGAATTGATTTTGCCCTTATTAAGAGCTTGTAAGTTCCAGCCCAGTAATCGCCACTTGTGGCGGATGCGGTTGGTGTCTTGTAAGCAATTCTACTTTTTAAACCTGTTGCCATTTTTGTTACCTCCTAATTTTTCATAAAAAAATAAGAGCCAAAAGGCTCTTATAATCTATCATTCCAGTCGAATGACCGCCTAGCACGTAATGTTGCTGTCCATAATTTGCCGTTCTTCCTAGCGAATGGGATTGTTGTCAGCTTGAATGACATAGCTTTGTATTCATTAGCCACTGTCTGCGCCACATTCAAAGCTTCTGAACGGCTTTTATTCGTTGTAACAATTACTTGTGCTGTAAATAACACTGTATTTATTCTTTCGCACTCTAAATCCTCATTCTGTTCTATAGGTTCGAGTGCTTGAACTAGCACTGTCGGGAAACTAGCCGCTGCACTGTCCGACTGTTCCTCTTGTGTGAATTTTAGCTTGGGATATTTAGTTTTCAATTTTTTCTCACATCGGGTTTTTACAATCGCATATGTGAGATTTTCAAGGTCATAAACCCATTGATTTTGACTCGCCACTTTATCACCTCAACTAAAAAAATTTCCGTGCCGTTCCTATGATGTCATTTTCCATTTTTAAAAATGCACGATACATCGGCATTGTAGGTGTAATGCCGTATGAATGGTGTAATTCTCCGCTTTCGTCTCTCCAATACCAACCCTCACTATCAAATGCGTGTGTCTGCCCCGGAAAAGTTCCTTGACCGCCCCTTGCATCATTAAAATGCGGTTTAGCTTTCCAACCGGAGCCGTATTCAGCCATAAGCAAAGGCGATACATCAACTGTCTTAAGTCCGTCTGCTGTCTGCCATGTGCTTTGTATCTGCCCTGTTTCGGTAGCAAGCACAATAGCTGTACAGCCGTCCGTTGTATCTTTAATTTCGTAACTAAATGTAATATAGTGCCCGAAATTGCCTGTATTTGCTTGTGCTACAGCAATGCCATTACTAGCAAGCTCTCCAACAAACGCTATGCACTTGTCCTGTAAACGGTCTTTGTATCTTTCAAGCTTGTCTATCGCATCTTGTATAGATTTTTCTGTCAGAGAAACGTCAATCTTCATAATTACACTTCTTTCACGACTGCTTTCAACATGTATTTAACTGAATAGAGAGAGGGCTTGACTCCCACTATTGTAAAGTCTGCGGAAGTTGAATCAACTAATCCGTTGGCATCCTTTGTAGGCTCGCTATCGAGCCAAATAACATCGCCCTTTTTAAAAGGGTATTCTCCTCTGTCTGTCAGCAAAACAGCGTCAAAATCAGCCGTATTAAAGCCATATTCCTTGTTTTGCGCTTCTCCTCCGTCAAATGATATATTTGCCCAAAAATCAACAGGCTCCGAAAAGCCTGTTTCCTCATGGGTGTAATATATCTTCTCTCCGTCCTCTGTTTCGTAAAACTTTAGATTTCCGTCATCGTCTTTTTCATAGACTGTGACTGTTTGACCTTGAAGCGCGTATTTCATGGCTTGTTTATTAATGTCAAGCATTTTTCTTTATCTGCTTGTAAATCTGATTAGCACCGGTACTTGCCATGCCCGACACAATGCCAACGGCTATTGCATCAAGAATGTTGTTTGCCGGATAACCGGGAATTACAAACATTCCAACAATGCCGAGTACTCCACCGGCCACACCTACGATAATAGGAATAATATTATCTTTGACCTGTGGTATCTGCTTTGAAGCATATCCGATTAAATAAGTAATTACCATAATGGCAACTACTGTAGGTACTTGTGTAAAGTCCATCAGTTTTTTCCTCCTTTACCTAAATGGATTTCCTCAATCTCATTTTTCATTTTTGTTACCATGCCATTACCACCAAGTGCGTGGTATGCGTCATACATCTCGCAAAAATTCTGATACGCATATGAGGGAATTTCGCCAAGCTTCATGTACTTATCATGGTATTCGATAAGCTGTACTCGTAAAAGTAACATTGTACCTTTTCCGTTCGCTTGTCGTAGCTTCTTTTCCTCTTCAATGCGCTCGTTTCTTTCTTTTGTGTCTATCGCTTTTTGCTTTTTCTGCTCTTGTAAAAGCCAAACAATATAACCCAAAAGCGCTGTTAGGATAATTGGTAAGGCAATAATGTATGTCTGATAGATTAAATTATTCATCTTACAGCCTTTCGTCTTTGGTAATTGGCACACCGCCCACCACCACTTAATGTGTACCGCCTGCTACCACTTTACCGACATCAGTAAAATGGTAACGCACAATCTTCTTTTGCTTATAGCACTTTGACAAAAGGAAAAACTCCGACAAACAGCTTATCTCTGTCTTTCCATGTACGGCTCACTCCGCCCTCGCTCAATGCGCTCATGTAGTTCTCACCGGCTTGTGAATGGTCGTAGACAGCAAGATTGATAACGACATTTTCAAACTGCTTTAAATCGGCAGTTATATCATCATCAGTGAAAGTGTCCGGATAACACCTTTTTGCTTTTACATCTTCCGTGGCTTGTCTAATGAGCTGTTCAATGAGCGGGTTATCTTCCTTTTTATCGAACACTACCACATCAGATGTTGTTTCATCATCGTTTGTGACAGTTTCAATATGAAATTGTTTAAGTCTGATTTTGACTTGCTCTAATGTAGTGTATTCCATGCCAAGCTCCTTATAATCCAAACTTTTCAATTAACATTTTCTTCAAGTCACCGCCGTTTATTTCTGTGGCATTTTCAATACCGCTTTCGCTCGCAAGCTTCTTTAGGTCGGCTGTCGACATTCTGTTAATTTCTGTCTTTGTATATGGTTCGGGTGGGTTCATAAAATCAGAAGGCACCGAATTGCTATTGCTTTCCGGTACCTCGTCTCCGACTTTATACCACACTCCATCATGCTTTATAGAGTGCGTTGCTATCATAAGCCTTAATCCTCCTTAACTTTGAGAACCATAACGCTATCCATACCCTCGAATGTAGGTAATCCAATCATAGATACGATACAGTGAGTATTGATAGGATGATTTGTAGCATATGTGTATACAGATACACCGGTCTCAACAAGTGAGAGGTTTCCGTCTGTGATACTTCCGCTTCTTTCCTCTGGAGTCTTACCGAATGTGTAATCGCCAAGGAATACTCCGGCAGACTGTGCGGATACAATGCCTGTTGGTACAAAGTACTGTGTCTGTCCTGACTCGTCAACATAGAGCTTATCGTATACTTCAATCTCGATACCATATCCTCTAAGGTATTCAGTAACCTGTCCTTGCTGTAATCTGATACCGCCATTGTAAGCAGTGATACCGAGTACCTGTTTCTTTGTGTCCTCTGCCTTAAGCACCATTTCCCAAGTCTCTGTATTCATGGTAAAACGTGTAAGTGAGTAGCCTGTAGCCTTTGCAAAGTCTCTACGAGCTGTGATAAGGTCATCAAGCGGTGCACATGTGGTAGGCTTGTCCCATGCACTCGTGCCGGTAATTGACTTAAAGTGCTTCTCCTTATGCTCTGCGCCATTGTCGGCTGTGTAATCAACGACATAGTTCTTATCGCCAAGCACAACCTTTACCTTTGGTACACCATCTGTAGGTGCAAGTAACTGCCAAATCTGTCTCTCCGGTACAACTAATGCGCCCTCAATTAACATCATTGGTTTCTTAGAGATTTCACGTAATACGTTATTGGCAAGGCTAGAGTTTTCAGAAGTTCTGTAATTGTCGTACTCCTGCTCCTCTTTCTCTGTTACCATATATCCCTCACGATAAAATGGCATTGAGTTCTGAATGTCAGAGAAGCCTCCAACATCTCTTAACTCTGCCTGTGCATCAAAGTTTGAAGCTTTGAGTGATACCGGCAGTCCGTTCTTACCCTTAATAAATCTAAGGTCGAGTGAGTCCTGTTTACGTGTTCCGAATTTTTGTCTGCCAAGATAAGGGGCAGTTCCTAATGTCTTCTGATAATTGTTCCACATTACACCGAGGCTTCTCGCTGTAAATGCTTCTGCTAATGGTAATGCCATGTTCTTCTACCTCCTTTTAAACCTGACTTGCTACAATCTTTGGCGCACCATAGAAAGTAACTCTAGGTGTTGCAGTTCTAGCTTCATCTGCGATTGAAAGAGACTTAACTTTCTCCCAATCAATAGTTCCCTGATATACATATGTTCCAGGTGCGTCGCCCATTGTTACATCTACATCGTGTAACAGATAACCCTTGCACTCTGCATCATTGCTTGGGAATGGTGTACCAGCCGGTACAATCTTCATTCCGTTTCCATCTGCGCTTGTTACCATAGTCTGTGGTACAAGGCACGCTGCACCCTCATAAGGGAAAAATTTTAAAATTCCTTTACCCTGTGTAAAGTCTCTTACGATTGGCTTTCCCATCGTTCTACCTCCTGTTTTAAATTACATAGCTGTTTTGACTCTCTGTACTTGCAACTGTGCCGAATGAGATTTGTTCTGCATTGGCTACATCTGCCGGCTTTGAGTCGGGTTCATCATTTTTACCGCCATTGTTAGGATTAGGGGTATTGTTAAGTGCATTTTTCTCATACTCCGCAATCGCATTGGCTTTCATGTCGGAAATAATCTTGCCAAGTGATGTTGTGTCAAAAGAGCCGTCCTCTTTTACCACTGTCTTTGCCTGTTCGGCAGTAATGCCAAAATCAGACATTGCACTCTCTCGTAAATCTCTGACAACCTTATCTTTCTGTAACTTGGCTATTTGCTGATTGGCTGTCTCTAAGGCTTTATTTGCCTTTTCAAGTTCAGTCATATTGCCAGCCTGTAGCTCGTCAAGCTGTGTTTGTAGCTCGTCAGCTTTGTCTGCTTTAGCCTTGTACTGATTGGCTTTCTCTTTCTCTCTTGCCATTTCCTCACCGCTCTTGTTAAGCAGATTTGTTATCTGCTCATCCGTTGCATCGGGAAAAAGCTTTAAAACATCATTTCTTGTCATTTCATTACCTCCGTAACTCACGCTTTTGTTATCGCTGGTCGCACCAGCCGAGTTTTTCTGTTGTTTAACGCACAACTGCAAATTTTTTGTATAATAAAAAGCAACCTATAAGTTTCCTTACAAGTTGCTCATTATTTGTAATATTTAAGACTGCATCTACACCCTGCTATTTCTTTTACCCGTGCCCCTAAAGAGTGGTCTTTTGGAAACATCATCAGTGAATTTCCAACTTCAAACGGCTCAAAAATATCAATTCTCTTTCTGTCAACATCTGCATGTGTGGGTCTGACATGTGAATCTTCTTTTGAGCGCCACTCTTTTGTTTTGTAGCCCTGTTTTACCATTTCAGCTTGTAATCTGTAATTGCCGACTGCATTAGCTTCATTCGCAGCTACATTTTTTGCTCGCTTCTGTGAAGTAAAATACTCTACTTCAGTATTTTGTGTGGTAGCGTCAACCACCTCATTCACAATGTACCGAGCATAGTCTGTAATGTATGAGGGTGTTTTCTTTGCCTTACAATACTGTGTGGCAATGCTCTCATATCTGATGATAAATTCTTTGACGATAGTTGTTATCTCTGTTTCTTCCTTGCCGGATAACAAGGCAAATAACATAACAAAGATTTTTTCAAACTTTTCAGCAAGTTTTTTTCTATCTTCCTTTTCCTCGTCAGATAAATCCATCTCACCAAAATATGTGTCATAATCTATGTCTTGTATTTCATTTTTGTTAAGTGCGTGGATTTCGTCTGCCATATCAAGCTCCAAAATAAATTGACAGCCAATTATTCATCGGCTGTCTTTCCATTGTTCTTATCATCGTTATTATTGTTAGGTGTAGCTGTTGTCGGCTGTTCTTCCGGGAATAACATTTCCATCCGCTTAGCACTTTCAAGAGTGACTTGTTCGGGGTCGCTAAACATGTCAATCGTCTTAACAGCTCTCTTGTAATTAATACCGCAGTTAAGCAGTATTTGAAGTACCTCTGCCTTAACAAGCATGTTGTCTAGCTTATTATGATTAATGTGTATCTCCACATCGCTAGGCATGAGCGTAAAGCCCTTATTAATTCTCAGCCTGTTAAGAATAAGCCTAAGTGCCATTCTCTCTGATTTCTTAAGGATAGGCTCATTAATAGCCGTCCTAAGTCCGGCATCGTAATGTCCGTTTCTCAATTCTACAGCCGAGCCGGTGTCACCACCTGTGTTACCCTGACGATTTGCCAAGCCCTGAATACTTAAAAATCTTTCAAAAAGGTCTGTGAAAACCACTTGCCCCTCTGTCTGATTAAGTTCGCTCGTCATTACATCAACATCAGCTTTGTTGTCCGAACCATTGTTAGATTTAACTACCAATGCTCCCTCTTGCCGCATTTTTCTGAATGTATCTATGTCAATCTCACAATTAACGAATTTCACCCATGCAGACACAAACTGCTCGACTCCATTAATTCTGTCCGATGTAAGCACGTTGATAGCGTCTGTGATTGCAATAGTCATTTCAATATCAGATAATCGTCTTGCATTGTTTGGATATTCAATCACCGGAATTGCTCTATTGCCGTTTGTTCCGCTTGCATAAATCTTGTCGTTGCGAATATCAAACCACTCATTGTCGGTGAACACATAATAAATATCTGCTCCGTTCTCATCCTCTCCGATTTGACAAGAGAATGCCGGACGTCCGTTTGAGTAGTATGCTACAAAGGTATACATTGGATTTTCAGACGATAAATAAAAATCACTTTCATCAAGCAACTGTCCTTGTCCGTCATCATTACCGATGAATCTGTAGCCGGTACCGCATATGCTTCTCCAACGATGTATGTCTATATCGCACTCCTGTTTGCTCTCTGAATCCATTGTGATATTAAGCTGTGTGATTTCTTCCGACTTGTGGTTATCGGTGCCACGCAGCACATATTGGATTGGCTCGGCACACATTTCTGCGGTTTTGCGCTCAACAAGTTCATATGCAAGATTTACAGCAATCTTGTTATTGATTTCCGGGCGGTTCACTTTCTGCCGATACAAAATCGGTTGGTCACCACGATAGTATCTGTCAAGATACTCAATCTCAATAGCATTTTGCTCGTGAATCACAAGTGCTTTATTCAGTTCTTCGATTATGTTGTTTTTTGTGATTTGCCTTTTACGTGTAAAAATAACTTGTCTGCCGTAATTATTCTGACAGACAGCCGAAAAAGGTCTTACGTTTTTATGAGCATATCTATACATCAATAAAACCTCATGCCACTTGCAGAAGTTCTCTGTGGAACCTCTTTTATCTGAAATTCTTGTGTGCCAGCCCAAAACCATATCCACTTACGGCAGTGCGTACACATTACCTTGTGGTGCTTCTTATCGTTTTTATTTACCCACGTCAATAGCTTTCCGCAACGAGGGCACATTACACTTCGTTTTCCTGTTGGTACAATATTCTGATTATTCATGTTGTCCTCGTTTCACTAAAAATAGCACCCACAATCTGTGAGTGCCATTTCTAAAAAAGATTTTACGCAATGAACGAATTACGATTTTTTCATAGTTATATTATAACTGTCAATTTTTTAAGTGTATATATGCAATGATATGCAAAACTATGCGCACTACTGCACATTTTCAAGATATTCTTTTCCGTAAAGCCTTTCAAACTCTTGCAAGGCTCTGCCGTGGATTGTAAATATCTTTCTTATGCTCCAATTTGTAGCCTGGGCAATTTCTTCAAAAGTGTTTTGATTAACATATCTCATTGAGAGTACGTGATAATAGTCAGTATTCTCCATACTATCAATTTGACCGATGATATGATTTCTTTTTCTCATAAATTCATCAACAAGTTTGTCTGTATCTTTTTCCAAGTCCACAATTTTAGTTACTGTACTGCCTAATTTATCTTTGTCAGATGAAACATCAACCGCTTCTTTGTCCGTTGAAACAGTAACGCTACATGCTATTGTCTTAAGCCGGTATATTTCAGACAGCTTGTTTTGTATCATTTTATCTAATCTGCTAATTTGATTTAAGTAAGTTTTTGTATTCATAATTTCGCTCTCCTCATTGCATACTTATAATTAATAAATTCTTCCCAATATATCTTGTCGAACCGAGTGTCTCTAAATCTATTATCAAACTTTCTTTTATCAACTATAAAGTCTAAACCCTCTTTTAATCCCAGTATAATATAATCAGGCACAAACGAAGCCGGTATTCTCACAATCTCATAATCATTGTCAATACAGCTCATTATTTTTCTTTCTCTTAAAAAATCCTTATTTTCATCTGTGTGATATATTTCGCCATCAACTTCAACAATCTTCTTTAAATCCGGTATGAAAAAGTCTACTTTGCACTCGCATATTTTGTAATTCGGATAATATTTAATGTTTTCCTTTTCAAGCTGTATAGCAAAGCAAATTTCATTTACACTATTAAAAACATAGCCCTCAGACATTATTTTTCGTGCAACCTCGCAAGCTTCTTGTTCATAGTCTAAGTCTTTAATTCTTTTTCGTTTTGCCTTTTTCTCTATTTTTTCTTTTGCTTTATCTACATTTGTAAGCTGGTTTAGCAATTTTATTTTTCTATCGCATTCCTCACAAACGTATTTTTGCTTTTTGTTAATTTCGATAGTGGCTCCGCACATAAAACAAGTATTTGTCATTAATAAAGCCCTCCTCTGAACGGATTGTGTACTGCTTCAACCTTTGCTATTCTACTGCCTTGTGTCATTCTTAAGGCAAAGTTTGAAAAAACATCAGGAACATCATCAAGCTGTTTTTTGCCTGTTACTGAATATCGTTTCAGCAGTGATACCATTACTCCATAAGGCTCATTAGGCTTATAAAGTGATTGGTCTTTGAAAATAATATGTTGTAAAATCCAGTTAGAACACTGAAAAATACGTGCTTCCTTATTTGTCTCTGTCGGTACATCAGTGATGTTGCATATCCACCCTTTATTTTCAACTCGCTTATTAACTTCCATAGCCACTCTGTCACCACCGGCATTACGCTCAAACTCGCATTCTTGTACCTGATTATTGACTAATGTGTTTGACGCATTTTCATACTGCATTTCATAGTCTGCCGTATTATCACACACGCAATCAACACAGTAATAATCCTCACCATATTTTTGCAGTATCGGCATAACAAAATAGTCTGTGCCTTTTCCTTTTGTATCGCATTGAGCTGTGATAATTTCCGGTTCGCCATGTGGCAGATTGAAGTATCTGCGGATTTTATCATCAGGAAACAATAGGCCCTCACGCTCGATAGGCTCCTGTTTATACAAACATCGGTAAGAGATTTCGTCCATAAGTAATTGTTGGTCGGCAAAAAACTCTTTCGTAAAGCCACCATACTCATAATCAAAATTACTTTCCCCTGTCACCGGGTCTACATCGGGAACTGATATTGTTTTGACTCTTGGATTTCCAATATACATATTTTGAATGCGTCCGATAACATCATGTACACTCCAACGAGTGGCAATATGTATCTCTTTACATGGTTTCCCGTCCGTATCTTGTGTCTTACGTTGTCTTGCGTCTACTGCGTATTTATCCCACAACTTATCAAGTATTGTAGGATTTAAGGCTTCCTCAATTCCGCCTATAATATCATCAACTAACAAAAATTTACTTGCACGGACTTTTCCAGCATTCTTACTTCCTACAGAAGTACATTGTACTGACGGAAAAGGTTTGTATTTGCCAATGTTGAATTGCTCCATTTTGGCATTCGTGCTTGTAACTGATAGATTAGGGAAAATGTCATGCCATGCGTAATCATCATCATTAGTAACAATGTCGTATACACCATCGTAGTACATTCGTGTAATATCGCCACTGTGTGAATAAAATAGGCTGTAGTCTTTTGGAAACCAACCGGCAACTGCCGAATGAAAAAATTTCTCAATCGTACTCTTTCCAGCTCCAGGCACTAGACTCACGCACAATATGTCGTATTTATCATCAATCATGCCTTGTAATGCGTCCACGAGTCCAATTTTGATTAATTGTTTCCTACGTGGCATATAAAATCGGTCTTTAGGCTCACGCTTTTTCTCTATGTACTGAAAATAGCTGTCAACTATTTTGTTTTGGGCTTCAAGTAACAAAACCTCATATTTTTTGTTTATCAGCTCATACGTGGTTTTGTGGTCGAATGCGTATTTTTCCAAATCCCAAATCGTACCACCTGTTTTAGCTGTGCAGAAGTCCTCTATAAGCCCTTTTGCTCTCTTAGTGAGTTGTAGTCCATACTCAATATCTTTCTCGCCATTTATGGCTACACTGCAAGCGTCTACATAGGCATTAATTACTTGCTCGTCTTTTCCTTTATCCTTTATGTAGTTTTCATATCCGTTTACTGTGGAAATAAGGCTTTGACTAGCCATAAGAAAAGCACCTCCACTTTTAAAAAGCAAAGGTGCTTATAGACCTCTGCCTATAACTGTTTTAGGGTAGCGACTACAATCAATCTGTAGCCGGTAATTGTTTTTATTCGTTTGCTTTGAAATTGTAAATCGGTTTTATAATGTCAACTATTTCAACGGTATCTTTTATATTTCCAATTATTTCATCCATTGTTTTATATGCCATAGGGCTTTCATCAATCGTAGATGTATTTACAGATGTTGTAAATATTCCGTCCATTGCTTTTTGATACTCTTCTAGCAAAATGCTTTCTTTTGCCTTTGTTCTGCTCATTGTTCGCCCTGCTCCATGCGGCGCTGAATAATTCCAATCTTCATTTCCCTTGCCAATTCCCAAAATGCAACCGTCACGCATGTTTATTGGTATCAGTACCTTTTCCCCCATTTTTGCAGAAATAGCACCTTTACGGACAATATTTGTATCGTGTTCAATGTAGTTGTGAATCGTTTGAAATCGTTCAGTTTCTTTTGTAACTTCCCACCCCATATAGTAACAAATAATGCTCTGAATGGCTCTTCTATTAATTTCCGCAAACTCTTGACATAATTTCATATCGTGCAAATACATTTCTCTATGTTTTCCAACAAGATATGATAACTCTCTAGGGATTTTAGTTGTATTTGCTTCGTAGGACTGCTTTAATTCTTTGATAGTCTTGCTGATTTCTCTTTCTCTTTTACATTTTTTGTATTCAGAAATCAATTTCTCACTATCTTGTTTGAAATTCGATTTTCCCGAAATATCAGCAATCGCCATTTGCTGATATATTTCTGCGACTTGCTTTCCGACATTTCTACTTCCCGAATGAATAACAAGATATTTATTATTCTTGCTATCGCTATCAACTTCGATAAAATGATTGCCGCCTCCCAACGTGCCGCAACTTCTTTTCAGCCAATCTATATTTTTCAACTGCTCCTTGCAATACAATTTTTCAATAATATCGCTTGCGACAGATGAGTTTTCTTCTTCATGAACCTTTCTACCACTTGGAACATATTCTCTAATGATGTTATCTAATCTCTCAAAATCAATATCAATATTCCCCAAGTTTGTAGTAAGCATCCCACAGCCTATGTCAACTCCAACAATATTCGGTATTACTTTTTCTCCTAAATCAGCAGTAAATCCGATAACACACCCTGCTCCTGCATGAACATCCGGCATAATTCTTATCTTGCAATCCGAAAATGCTGGCTGTTTTACAAGCGTATATATCTGATTTAATGCTTCATGTTCTATATTTTCTGTAAATATTTTCAAATCAGCCATAATATGTTCCCCTTTCTGTTGATAATCAGCAATCATTATTTTAGCTGTAATAAACCATTTTGTGGCACAAAGGACATTCGCACTTCCAGTTATCGCCCTCTCGTTGGTCGCCACAGTATATATATTCTTCTTCAATCGCTTCAAAAATCGTCCAACAATTCTTGCATTTAAATCTTAGTGGTTTTTTGGCTATGTTCAAATCACCCTTTTTAATTATTTTCATAATCTCACTTCTTCCCCTCACTATTCGCTAATGATTTTGTTTCCTCTATAATTTTCATTGCTAATGCTCTTGAAAATTCATAATTATTTTCCGGGTATCTGCCTAAAATTGATTTTGCATACTCATTGACTGCATCGACCGAAATATCAATGCCAATAGTCATATCATGAAATTCGGATGTTTCTATCGGCTCGCCATTTCTACCGCCTATTTCGTGTGATTGTGCTTCTCTAAGCGCTTCACGCTCTATTGATTTAATTACTTCTGCCATGCTCATAGCTCAAACACGCTCCCATATGCTACTCAACTACATACCAATCTTCTGCTAAACAATCATTAATTGACGGAACCCATGTAGAAACAGTGTCATTAACATTTTTGATAGCAAAATACGAATTGTAATGTACTAAATCGTCTTTATCTGCAATAGATTTTCCAATTTCTGTATAAGACTTAAAATTGCCAGCCGGAACGTAATACACAAACATTCCCTTGCCATTCCAACCTTTTCTTGCTACTTTTTTGCTGTTTTTTAATGCTTCAATTGCCTGTCCAAAATTCATAATTTATTTTCTCCTTTACAATTTATTATTTTCATTCCTTATAAATCTCTTTGTTTCTTCAACTATTTTAGAATCCCTAGCAAAATTCATTTCAATATGGCTTTGTGGCAGTCTGCCAAACTTTTCCAAAGCATATTTTTCTACTACTTCTCTTGAAATGTCTATGCCAAAATTTCTCAATGCTTCTTTAGATGGCGGTTGATACTCTGATAAAGGATTGTCAATGTTGTTCATTTCTCATAAACCCCCAAAAATCTTTCATGCACTCATTGCATAAATCGTAGGTCGTACTCAATACGCCGTTTCTTGTGATTGAGTTCGTGCATAATATCCTCACTTTTATTTCTTTTCCGCACCTGTCGCAAGTGTGCCATTCTTTTTGATGTTTCATTCTTCCACCACCTATTCTATATGCTTAAATGTTCGCTACAATCATTGTCAAAAGAAATATAATACTTAAAAAACCCACTTCTGCGACTTCTCTAATATTTTTGGATTTCTTTATGAACCATAACGATAAGAGATAGTAAATAAACAATGCTATTTTGCACAATATCATTCTTCCACCAACTTTCTTCCGCAGATAGGGCAAAATTTTATATCTTCGATTCCAATTCCAGACATAAAAGGGTCGCTACATCCGAAAAATAAATGAAATGCATTTTTAAATTCAACAATTTGTGTTTCATTTTTTTCGGGATAATATCCGCCTCTAAAAGCTCCTTGCTTGATTTTTTCCAATTTTCCTATTTTGCAACAAAATTCACACATATTACACCTCAATCCCATATTCTTTGAAATAGTTTTCAATATCTCAATGCCTAGCTCTTCTGCCTTTTAATACATTTGTCTTGTGGATAAATAATATGTGTTTTTATATCCATGTTGGTTGTACAGTCTATCTCGGAACTATATTTTGCACATTTTTCTCTGTACTCGCATTTATCGCACTCTGTATCTTTTTCTCTATATTTTCTTGGCTTGTATTTCTTAAAATCCTTGCACTCACAGTCAAGTGATGTATCATTCCCTTTTTGGCAATCATAAACCGGATATTCTTCTCCTGTTTCCGCATCAAAAGCAAAATCTTCATCACTATATTTGCAAATTGAGCAATCTTTCATATCATACCTCAATCAAAGTAAATTTTCGTTTTTTAACAGTTTTTCCGTTATGAAGTGTTCCGTTCATATCTGTGTAGCACCCCATATCAATCGTACTTACCTCACAACCTCCTAGATACACTTGATATTCTTTTCCGACAATAGAGATAGTTCCAAGTGCATTTTCGTTTTCAAAACTTGCATTAAAGTCACTGTAGTCATAAGGTGTACCACAATAAGGGCATTTATTAAGTTTTCTGTCAATCGGTGCGCCACAGTTCACACAATTTGCAATCATTGGTTATTCTTCCTTTGCCTTAAACAGTGTGTCAGGAAATGGAATGCCTAAAAAATGCATATTTGCGTACTTCCTAAATGTCGGTACGCTCATTCCGGCAATCTTTGCTGCTTCTGCCTGTGAGCATCTGCCATATGCGTATTCCATTAATCCCTCTCGGAATGAATCAATATTTCGTGTCTTAACTCCCTTTGCCATATTTATACCTCCACTTAGTATTCTATAATGCCTTGTGCCAACTGTAGCAGATAGTCGCTTTTAGCAAAATGCGTTATCGAGTAGTTAGTCTCTCTTCTATGTGTTCGTCTAAAATGCTCGTTAACCATTCTATCAAGCCCAGTAAGCCCTGTTTCATCTGTTAGGTAAACATCTGCCCACTCAAAGTGATTATGCTCCGTATCGGTCACATTAGAAAGCGACAGGCATACATTAGTCAGTGTCTCATTGGTCAAGATTGGGTGAACCTTGCAAAAATATGTTTCGTACAGGTTCATGTATCTGCGGAATGCGTTTTTGACTACTTCTCTGATTGTTTCGTTTTCAACACTGTTGTCACAGATTTCAGAGAATCTATAGAGCATATCATCTATCTTTGCTTGCATATCCTGTCGGGTGACTCTTGCCGTCTGTTTCTCGGAAACAGATGTATGTACCTCTCCTGTAATCTCTGAATTATATTCTCTGTTTATATTCTCTGTAGTAATCTCTGGTAATGGTCTGTCACATTGTCCTTCTCGACAGGTCATTTTGTCCTGTCGGTCTGTCATATTGTCTTGTCGATTTGTCATTTTGTCCTCATCGGAATTAAATTCATCCACAAGCTCTTGTAATTTTTCAGTATCTATTGTGTACCACTTTGTTTTATCAATACCCAATTTGTTATAATTAGCAGATACAACAACTCCTTTATTTTCAAGCCTTGTGAATGTTCTCTGTATCGTTTTTTCACTCCAATACGGAAAATCTTTAGCTTTCCAATCGCTGTATGAGTTATATACCCAATATCTGTCGTCAATAAAATTTTTACCGGCTTTTCTGTTAATCCTTAGCCAATAATTTAATTGATTTAACACTATTGCTTCGTTTAAATCTCCTAAAACAAGTGCTAAATCAGTATTTATGATAAGTGTCTTTGATTTATCTATAAAAAGTTCGTTAAAATTCATAAATTACCTCCTACGAAAGATAATAAGAGCGTACCGCCTTATTCGCTCAACTCTACGATTAGTAATAACAACAAACAGGCAGTCGTAGTTCTGCTTTTCGGTAGCTAACCTAGTTTGTTGTGATTGATGTGGTGTGGATTTGAACCACACATGATTGTCGCGACTCTCGTCATCTAAGTTGCCGGTTTCAACGAATTATCTTACGGCAATAACGTTTACCCATTTCGTCACACATCAACAATCGGCAAGGTTGGGAATCGAACCCACGACAAATCAGCTATTAGTTGACTGCTCTACCACTGAGCTACATGCCGTTAATGAGGGTGAAGTCTAAGGAGTGGCAACACCCTCCGGAGATATAAATTTGTATGTGCTGTAGGAAAAGAACTAGGAAACCTACAGCAAAGGACATGTGAGGATTTGCACCTCACCTAAGACTCACTGATTTGAGTTGCCCTAGTTTAACAATTAATTAAGGGGGTATATATGTCTACTCTGCCTATTACAGATGTCTTTACGACAGGTTGGTTTTCACGCTCGTGCATTGTGGGATTATGCACGATTAACCCCTCACGAGCCTTGTGACGGCTCTTAACAGCTTTCCACTATGAGGGTGAAAGGAACTACTAAGTCCAATGTCGGGGGAACCAAGTAAAACCCCGAACAGGGCATGTTGGATTTGAACCAACGTATGCGGGAATCAAAATCCCGTGCCTTACCGCTTGGCGAATGCCCTATTTATTGCCACATGAAAGCTATGGCAAGTATCTGGCCGAACATTATAGCAATGCTAATGAGCCTTGTGATAGCTGTCTCTTTTTCGTTTAATGTAGCACTTGTCATTCCCAATGCAATTAATGCCAGCCATACTGTTGTTAAAATTTTTAGTACAAACATGATTTACACCTCAAAATCTAATCGTCTTTATTTTCTTTCAATACTGCCTCAACTATGCACGCAAGAACTAAAAACACTATTGAGACTACCATTGAGTATCGGTCAGAAAAGAGTATTCCGTAAAACATACAAAATAAAATTATCCATGTATACAGGCCCTTAAGAAACATTGGCATGAATTTATAAACAATCTTGTCGAAAATCTTCCATTTGCGCTTAGACTTAAGTTCGCGAGCTTTATCCATGTACCACTCTGCCTTGCTCATATCCTCTGCTACAGGACCTTTATGCCCAGCACGATATTTATACTTGTATGCAGTAATCTCACACCATTTAGCCACATCCTTAAGTCCGTAAATGTCAATCATTTCATCAATGCACTCTTTGCGGTCAGGCAAGTTGTAGTGACTAGGGTGATTTACCATATCAGAATTAATTTTGTTAGACTCAAATCCTGTTAATTTCATTGCCGTTAACTCCTTTACTGTTATATATTATATATAACTAATATTTTATCGTAGTTGTATGTATATATATTATTATTGTGTATGTTGTTTAATTAATATATAACTTATGTTATAATAATAAATACTGCTTGGTGAGGTTGAGGTATAGGTAAAGGCCTTTTTTGTTTTGGCGGATATTTTGGGGGCTAAGTGGGGCGGTTTTTCACTTTTCATATACACCCCTAGGGCACCTAATGCGCAGCCATTCAGCTCTCAAACATCAAGCATTTTAAATTGTATCTATTGCATGTACAATTCATCTATACCCTTTCAACTCTTCGCTAAACAACTGTTTTGTGAATAGTTGTAATAATTCAATAGCCCACAAAGCCTTATAAATCAAGGGATTAGAATTGTGTGCGTTGTATATACAATTACTTGGCATTATCAACCATGTTATCGCCTGTTAATGCTTTAATATTCTGACTATTTGCACCGCCTAACTGTGGTAATTCATTGGCGCTTAATGCTCGCGCTTGCTGTCTGCTATCGCTTGTGTATGGTGAAGCCCAGCCGTAACGCCTGTTGAGTATTGCAATTACTCCCACAGGATTCTTTGCTCCGGTCACGAGCTTATTGGACAAACTTTCTTCCTGATATTTTCTCAGTTTTTCCAAAATTTCCGATGCGGTCGAGCTTAGCGTATTCTTCCCCCAATCATAAATAGTACTATCAGGAATACCAGTTAATGAACTAAAACCCAATATACTGACCTCTTTATCATATTTCATGCACATATCATAGATATATATATCTAATACATACATTACTAATTCAAAATTATAACTATTATAATTACTCTCTTTAAATACTTTATTGTTTGTATTATAGTTATCTTTAGATTTAAAATAATTACTATCAAATAACTTTTTTTGAATATAATACAAAGCACTATTCCATACGCTTTGAGACTCTTTTTTTATATCCTCAATCTTATTTACTTCACAAAATTCATTTAGATAAAATAATAAATCATTTTCATAAATTTCAATGTCTGACATGTAACACATCCCCCAAAAAGCTAAAATAAAAAAAGCCCGCACCACTTGGAACAATTCCAAGTAATACGAGCTAGCCGGCATTCGCTTATTAATTAAATTTAAATTAATAATAATCAAATATACTTATTTTGTCAATATACTGATTATTGGATATATAATAACAACTGTATTAATTATATAAAAAATAAAAAGCCGGTCACAAAAACCGACTTTAAATTTTAGAATGGGCACTCATTGTTATTGTTATTGTTTTCCAGCTCGTCCAGCTTCTCCAATACTAATTGGTTTACAAATCCATTAATTGTAAGTCCTTGCGCCTGTATTCTGTCTTTCGTGCCCTTTGGCAATTTACAAGTTATTGAGTCCCAATTTTCCCGGGCTTTTTCATTCTGTCGCTTTATTCTTTTTTTATAGTTTTCAATAATTTTCTTTTCGTCCATTTATTGCACCTCATTATTTTAATTAATAGTATCAATAGTTACTAGCAATATTACTATATATCAATATTGCTATACATAAATATATAATAATTAAATTACTATGTCAATAACTATTTCAATAATACAGCAATACAATATTGTAATATTTTATTGCATTATATAGTAGAAATAATAATTGAAATAATTATTTTAGTATTTTTTCAATTTTTATTGCAATAAGGTATTGACATATTACGTGCAATATAGTATTGTATAGTCAAGTCGAAAGGCAAGGAACAAAATAAAAAAGCCTGTCGCAGAGCTACCAACCAAACGACAGGCACCAAACAAAATAATATGAAAGGCGCGTATATTATAACATACGTGGGAAAAGGTGTAAACCATGAGAAAGCTAAATTGTAAAGAAGTTAATGAGGCATTAAAAAAGGAAATCATAGACAGCTACGAAAGCGCAAAGGAATACTTCACATTCGACGGCGCAGAGATGAAAACAGAATATAACGACATCTGTAAGGATATTTTAGAAGTTTTCAAGCGTGAAAGACTTGACAATGATTTGAGATATGAGGCCGGCAAAATGAGCCGTCAAGACTTGTTTATTGATTGGATGCAAGGGCTTCCAACAGCGTTCCCGGTTGCTGATGATATTTTTTTAGGTTTTGCAACTGAATGGTTAGGAAATATCCTAGATGAGACAGAGACAGAAAAACAGAAATACAGTGATAGCAAGGCGGAGCGCACTTCTTGCTTGATATTATACAGAGAATTAAATAAGCACGCACAAAAAGCAAATTAGAGGAGGTGTAAATATATGAGATATAAAATTGAAAAAATAGCAAAAAGAAACAATTTGAACTATAGCGTTGTAAACTTCGATGGTGGCTTCAAGGGCTATGAATTTAGTGCCACTAGTTACAACGAAAAAGCTTTTTTAAAGTCTCTTTTCAGGGCAAAAGATTTATATATAAGAGGCGATTCCTATAGTTATTATTTCACCGTAATGTATTTAGATGACTATTTGAGCCTCAAAAAGTTCAGTCAAATGGTTTCTAAACTCGTAAATATGTTTTGTCAGGCATTGCACGACGGCAAGACACCAACGGAGGCCAAAAACATGCAATTACATTTTTGCGCGTTGTGCCCGGAATATTTCCCAGCATATGAAAATATTTACAATGAAATAGCATGGATTTAGGGGGGCGCAATATGAGAGATTTTATCGAGCTTTTAAAGGCTTTCGGGCTTTTTGCATCATGCCTTGTAATTGGGTATGGTGGTTTATTTTTATTTTTTTATTAAATAGCTAATATCAAGGGATTTTTAAGCCGGTTCGATTCCGGCTATTAGCTTTATATATAAGGCTTTTCGGGTCTTATATTATTAATTTAATTATTTTATTTATAGGTGCTTTTATACGGCTTTACGGCTGTATATATTGCGCTCCGTCCGCGCGTCCGGTAAATAATCGCGTCAAGAGGTTTTGCAAATGCCTTTATATTTGCATCAGGCTCAAGAGGTGCAACGCCTGAACAAATAATTGTGCGCCCGCATAGGTGATTTGCGTTATTTTACACCTAATAAAAACAGATTAACGCACGACAGACCGCGAAAAGGTCAAAAAACAGCTTATAAATCATGTACTAAAACAGAAAAGAGGGTTAATGAATGGATAACGAACTAAAAAGTCTTGATGCTGTAGAAGCGGAAATTAGAGCACGCTACAACGGAAAATATAAAAGCGCGCCGGAATATCAGGCAAGCGAGCGCGCCACACGTAAAGCAATAACAGACATTTTTAGAGCTGTCGCAGAGTTGGGCGCGTGTTACGATGTTACCGCGCTTATTAGTGGCAAGGAATACCGCCGGACGGCTTTTACTAACTATCTGAATCACAAAAACTATATAAGCCCAATAATTAAGGCTTGTTATAGTTAGGAGGGTGTATTATGTCTAATTATGAATATCTAGGGAAAAAGGAAATATATAAGCGTGTTCAGGCGCTAGGCTATGAGATGCCGAAAATAAACGATTTTAGTTATACCAAGTACGATTGCATAGAATGGATGGAGTCGCACGAGTTAAAAATCACAGTTCAAAGGGGTGGTGAATGGTTGCAAGTCGTAGAAAAGCGCGCACACGTTCACCCGGTCACGTTATTTTGTGACTACGTGGCCGGAAAATATATCACGTGTTACCACTAGGGATATTTTTATATCCCTTTTTGACGTGCTATCGAGCTGTCGCAAGTTGTCCGGCTATAAGTCCGGGTGCTGTAGTACATTGACAAATTAACAAAAATATTCTATGATTTTATGATATACACATTTGAAGCCGTGCATTTGACGTTTTAAGGGCTTTTAAACGTGCTAACATGGATTTTATTAAGCGCGCTAAAATAAGCCACAAAACAAGCCGTTTACAATGTCTAAAAATATAATTATAGCATTGCAAGCCGTCAAGCCGTGGCAAGTTGTGCCGGGTGCAATATCTAACAAGTCGGGCGCACCAACTCATGGAAAATGTTTGAATTTTCAGAAAACTTTACTCAATTAAAGTGCGGTGCGAGTTCTTTGCAAGTTCTCGACAAGTTTTTGTAAAATTTTGCGAACGGATTTTTGAAATCGAAAAACCCAAAAGGTAGGGGGCACTTTTTTCATCCTAAAATTTTTAGGAATTTGAATTTTGAACTGCCAAAAAATAAATGCTCTTAGCACTGTAGTCACTCTCTCCTAGTTCTTCAATCAATTTCTGCCGTGTCATTTCCGGATTAGTCCGGTGTATGTATTCTAATAGTCTGTCTATTCTATCCATATTTTTGCTCCAATAAATTAAATATTTTGTCAGCCGTGTATACAATATTCCGTCCGTACAAGCTCATAAAGTCTGCGATTATTTCCTCTGTTTCCATGTCAATGTCACAGCCGTATGAGAATGAGTACACATGCACTAGCTCGTGGCATAGTATCTTGTCAGCCATGTAATCAGACACATTATCAGCTATCGTTACTGTCTTGGTTGTATCATCGGTCACTCCTAGGCTTATTGTGCCGTTTGACCGCCTTAATTCGCTTGATGTAGGCTTTTTGAATTGTATGTGCCACAATATATCATTAACTCTTATATCCATGCTTATACCCTCTAAAAATGGCTATGAGCATTACTACCCATAGCCTTTAATCTTAAAATCTTGACACAAGATTATTTATATTACTCTTAATCAAGTTCTTTTCTTCGGCTGTTGCGTTATCACTAACTATTTTAATTATCTCGTTAGTAACAGTTTTGATGTATTTATCTAGCGCTTTCATCCTTTGCTCTTTATCCTCTGGTGTAATACCGCTGTGCATTTCCTTTGTCTCGGTATAATGTCTCTTTGCTCTGTCATAATTGCTTTCACTCACATGTGGCGCAATCGGTTCAGAGTAGTACATCTTGCCTCTGCTCTTATCCATGTCACGCATATACTCCATGTCGTTGTAGTTTACCGGCATATGATAATATGGTGGCTCGGTGTATCTCCTGTAATCGTCTTTTGAATTTTCCATAGCTTCAACAATAAGATAGTCCTTGTCAAATTCTACGATATTCTTAACAATCTCGGTGAAATCCTTTAAATCGTCAAGATTTTGTCCCTCAAAATTGTCAATTCCAATTCCGTCAACTTTAGCCTTGACGCATTCCATTATCTGTTTAGCCCATTTATGCATATCATCAAGCCTCCCTTACTGCGATTAAGTTGCTATTCTGTACTTCAATAGCCTGCGTTGATGTATTCTGCACCGCTACAGTACTGCAACAGCCACAAGGTACATCCACGTAGGCTTGAGCTGAAACGTTAAATAAATTTTGTACTGCTGCCGGTGTTACAATCATTCGTGTTGACTGTAAAGGCTCTCCGTCTACTGCAATGGCAAGCGAAATAGCTCCAACTGTACCGCCTGTAGGTATCTGAATGTTTCCACTATAAGATACTAAAAATCTAGCCTTGCACTGATTAGTAATACCTCTTAACTTGATAATTCCACTTCCGGTCCTGTGTACGATGCATTTTGTTCCGTTTACGGCTGTCTCTGTAAATGCAACATCTTCTCCGGCCGAAACAGTCTGTAATGCAATTCCTGTTATTTCCATTATCTTTACCTCTCTTTCACAAAATAAGGGCAAACATTGTAGTCTGCCCTTTATCTTCCCGACATCTGTGTCGGTAACATCAAGTAATACTGCTTAGCAGACATAATCGAGTTAACTCAATTAAGATACTCAATTATTTAATTGTTTAGCATCCGCAACCTGTATTACATCCGCATCCGTTATAAGCATATCCATAAAGGTTGCTTGCCGGGAATGATGGTACCGGTGTAGGTCTTACTGCATCAATAATCTGATTTGTCTGCGCTGCCATTGTAGTAGTCAGAAGTGCGTTCTGCCTATCCTGTGAAGCTGCTCTTCTCAAATCGTTGTTCTCTGCCTGTAAGGTTGCAATCTTGTCGTTTGTCAGGAATTCAAGAATGGCTCTTGTTCCTGCCTGCTGGCTGTCAATAATATCTCTTGTATTATTGTTCATTGTGTTCTGCAAAGCACAAGTGTTAGTTGCCATGTTGTAGTTTACACCCTGGATGGCTTCTCTCGTCTCGCAGCAACAGTTAGCAATCTGTGACTGTAAAGCGTTGGTATTCTGCATATTAGCAACTGTGTCAGCGTTTACCGCCTGTTGTATGCCATATCCAGTCTGCATGATATTTGTGTTAATACCATTAAAACCTGTGAGCATACTGTTGTTCATAGCATAAAAGCCGTCACAAAGTCCGTTGGAAATGCCATCTAACTTGCTGACAACTGCCTGATTGTCAAAGCCTCTCTGAATTTCACTGCCGACACCGCCATTAGTGCCACCGAAACCACCAAAGCCGTTACCCCAGCCCCCAAATATCGCAAATACTACGATAAGGAACCAAAGCCATGAGCCGTCATTCCAGTTATTTCCGTTGTTTCCGTCCAAATTCGCCACGATGGGTACGCTTGGACAATTTCCTGTGTTGAACATCTGTTTTACCTCCAAAATTTATTTCATAAAGAGCCGTGCGCACGTTCTCTCATATGCTATATCCCAAAATTACCTCTAATCTGCTTCATTACATCGTCAGGGTTAATGCCTTTTTCCTTGCATAGGTTTCTCGCCATTTGCTCAATTCCCTTGCTGTTTCCACTTTGAGCCATGCTCATTGCATTCTGAATCATTGGATTTCCCATTACACGATTATTGCTCATTATCTGTTGCATTATTCCCATTACATTCATGCTTTTTCACTCTCCTTGTTTTGTGTTCGCGAAGTTTTTCTTTGCGCTCCTAAAGATAATTGCTCAATTTTCTCTGATAGTTCGTTGAGCTTTGCCATAATACCCTCTGTGGCTTTCTCTGATAGGTCAAATTCAAGTTTTTCCGTGTCACCTGATAAAACGTCTGTCTTATCGTTCAAAACCGGCTTAAAAGTCAATGTGCGTATTGTTCCGTCAGCATTCCAGCTCTTAGCATATATCTCCGTTAAATCCTGTTTTGGGAAAAATGCTACACTGCCATCCATTGGCACTTCGTTGGGATTAATAGTCTCAACTGCTTGTACTACTCTGCCACTTATGCCTTGTGTTGGCTCCGGCTGTTGGTATCTCTGATAGCTTGCCATTGGGTTGTACTGATACGCTCCATAATTAGGTGTATAATTCATCATTGGTTGCTGATACGGCATGTTCATCTTTGTTATCCTCCAAAACTTCCTCTATCGCTTTAATGACAAGGGATAATGTCATTAGGTCGATTTTTTGTAACTCGCTTTTTGCAAATATTTGTTCTCTTACTTCATCGTCAAACATAACATCATCTCCTTATGCCTAAATTGTGGCATAAAAAAAGAGAAGAGCATTTCCATGTTCTTCTCTAATTATTGCCATGCTATTTTCTAAGAATGGCTCTCTATGCGGTCTAATTCGGCTGTTACGGCTTGTGAGACAAACGAGCTTACGGATTTACCTGCGAGTGCTTTAATTCGTTCCTTAGTGCCTTTAGGTAGCAATATAGAGACTCTATCAAATTTAGCGTCATACTTCTTAATCGCCTTTTCCGTATATGTTGGTATCTTCGACATAAATATCTCCTTTCTATTTCCATTTTCACATTCAAAATATGCATCGGCTTGTATAAGAACTTCCACAATTTCAATTTCTAATTGCTCACATATACTATATACATTTGTAACTGTTTGAGGTGAAAAAAATTGTTTCATTTCATTCGCTAAAGCTTGAATTTTATTCATGAACATTTCTCTTCTTTCGAATTGCATCTAAGATTGCACTATCTTTCTCATAATTTTGAGCAGATGTATTCCGAACAGTAATTGCTTGGTCAGGTTGAATTAAACTCTCAAGATTTTTTCTTAGAAATCTCCATTCTCTTCCAAATTTTGTTCCCTTTAATCGCCCGCTTTTAATCATATTATAAACCGTTTGAGTAGAAACTCTTAATAAATCTGCTGTTTCTTCCACATTCAAGTAATCTGGTCTTTCATCTTCTGGTCTTTCTGCAAAACCTCTTGAGATATCTTCCATCATTTTCGCTTCTTCTGCTCGTAAAGAAATTGCTCCACATTCCTCACATACAAACGCCCTTACTCCTTTTATTGCTAATTCATATTCCCCCCAGCCCGATGTGATTTCTATTTCTCGTTCTATCATATTTCCATGGCATTTATAACATATTTTATTCATTTATTTAATAAGCACAGCCTCTATCATTTATATAGAAGCTGTACGTGTCTCCTTTCAATTTAAGTCAAGTCCTACTATTTCCTATTTCTCTTTATATCAAATAAATTTTCCTCGCCTAATAATCTTCCTACTCCTGTAGGTCTGAAATGACATTTATATTTTTCGTCAAATTTCTTGATGTATTCTAATATGTCCTTGTCGTACTGTTCCATAATATCATCTGTCTGCATTTCAGCTTCATCATAACTCATATCAAACAACTCATACGCCGCGTCGTCCAATACATCGTTGTCATAGTCATATGTAAAATCAATCCTCGGCAAGCCAACTTCTTCAAGATATTTATTAATCCCCATATCGAGCTGATTGCTCAACAGCTTATTTATCTTGTTTCCGTCAGCCGACTCGCTTAAGAAAGCTGATGAGCTGTTAGTGTGGATATAATGTCTGTCGCTACAAAGTTTGGCAATAGCTTCGGCTTGTTTTTTCGGACAGCCGTTATCAATTGCAATCTGTATATTCTTTTCCTGTTGCTCTGCCGCATACAGGTCTTTTCCCTCTCTGATTTCCTTTGTCATAAATGCCATATCGTGCTTTCTCCTTTCGTTGCTTGCGCACTTTATATACTATTATTATATAATATTATTTTAATTTGTCAACTAAAACCACATTAAATTTAGCAAGAAGTAAAAAAGAGAAAGAGTGTTTTTACCCTTTCTCTTTTTACACCATGCATAAGGCTTTTCCATGTACCATTCATGTACCAATAGTGTACCATTTTTTATTTATTTATGTGAATATATAACGAATTATATAAAATTAAGATTTCATGTGAAACATCGTCAAATTGAGGTATGTTGCGATTTATGAGGATATAATGAACTATGTTAAATACCCCTCGTAGCAACGATGCC